GTAGGATCGTTTAATACAGTGCCTGTTAAATCTTTTGCATCTAATAAACCACAATGTCCATGACTGGTATATTCACAAAGACAAGTGTCATTAATAACGATTAGATTAGGTACGGCTTCTTTAACTGCACTGGTAGCTTTCTGCACAATACCACAATCATGCCATGCCCCTGTCGCTACTAAATCTTTACTTTCTGGTATACCAAATAAGATTATCGCTGGTATTCCTAAATCGTAAATGTCTTTTGCTTCTTCAACTATCTGATCTACCGATAATTGATAAATATTAGGCATTGATTTGATTTCATTCTTTATTGCGTGTCCTGTGACTACAAACAAGGGATAAATTAAATCTTTAACTGTTAAGACATTTTCTGAAAGCATCGATCTTATTTGAAGATTTTTACGCAATCTTCTAGCTCTATTTATTGGAAACATTTTTTTATTTATTCTTTTCTTTCAAATTTTATTCTTTTTACGCTTTTTTAATTACTAACTTTTGTTACTTTTTTGACTATATAGTTTTAACTATAGTAAACACAATTACGATAGAGAAAAGCCAATTGACGAGTTCCTGTTAACAGGTTACCTGATATTAGGTTACCTGTTAACAGGAACTCGATATACATAATTAAGATCAATAAACTCATAATTAAAAAAATAAAGATCAAGTTAATTATGCAGAAAAATTATTTTTTCTTTTCCCGTTTAAGAAAAGAAGCCATTAAACAAATAACTAATTATTCTCTGTATTGCTGATTATTTAGCTAAACAAGGCGAATGAAGTAAGTAAAAGATTAATCGTACTTGAAAAGAACCGAAGAGGGTAAAATTAATGATTAGGAATTGATGATCTAAAATGAAATTAATTAAAGTTAGGAGTAAAAAAAATGTTAGAAAAGAAACAATCTTTTCAATCAATGATTGTTGGTAGGTGAGTGGATAAAATTAGGTGAAATTTATTGCCGTAAATCGTAAACATAAAAAAGCCTTCCCCTCATGGAAGGCTAAAAAGATTATTCAGATTAAATTATTCGCCGAGAACTCGTTGTCTATTTTTATTTTGAAAGTAGGCTTCTCTGATCACTCTCACATTTTCAGTAAGGATATAATCAGCTTGTACTGCTCTTAAACCTTGACAGACTAGATGCTGGAGATTATATTGTTTCAACCATTTTTCTAATTGAACACCAGTTTTAAATCCTAATTCTTTGGCTAATTGTGCCGTTGATTTACCCTCAAAGCTAACATTACTACTCCCTTTACAAACGATAGTTTCAGTTACTTTTTCGATTACTTCAACTACTGCTTCGGGATCGCCAACTAGAAAAGCAAAGGTTTGGATTCCATGTAAGGAAACGATGGCTTCGGTGCGGTTAAGATAATTAGTTTTTAATCTTAAATTACTATTCTCTAATTTGAGATTTTCATTTTGTAGTGTCAAGATTTGGATAGTTTCACTTTGTTGGGGTATAACTTCTTTGATTATTCTTTTGGCTTTAGAAAATGAATCAACTAAAGCTAATTTTAATTCCACAACTCGGTCAGTATTTCTTGAAAATGTCATCAAGGTAGTTGCTTGATTTTCATTTAACCATGCAAATTTCTCAGGGCGACCACCCTGGCTACTTTCAGAGGGTTTATACGTTTCAAACGTAATAACCCCAAACTTACCTTCTAGCTTGTCTTGATGCTTTTTGATTGTTTCAAGTAAATTTTTATGTTGAATACCCAACTCCGACGCAATCAATCTTGAATCAACAACATTTTGATCGTTTAACTTTTCAATTTTCAATAAATCTGTTACCATGAATATATCTCCTAGTTTATTTAAATGGTTTAGGATTCACTAGATGATATAAAGCAATTCATAATTTACGTTGTGGATTGCTTTTCTAGTCTTTACTTTCCTTTTTTTATTGTAACATTTTTAAGCTATTTTTTAAGGTTTTACTTAATTTTAATTACCCGTAAACAAATCTTTTTGATTATTTTCTTCATGCCATTTAGCTATTCTATTTTTGCCAACTTCGTAATATTCTTTATCCTTTTCAATACAAGTGTATTTGCGATTTAATTCTAAACAGGCTAGTGAAGTAGTAAAACTACCAGCGAAAGGATCAAGTATTAAATCACCCTCTTTTGTTGTTAATTCAATTAATTGTTTAAAGAGTTTGACTGGTTTTTGTGTAGGGTGTTGGAAGTGATAATGCTCTCTATTTACTGGCATAATACTTTTGAATAAACAGCCTCTCTGATGAATCTGATAAGTAGAAAAGGCTACGTCAAGCCCCTTCTTACACTGTCCCATTATTTTATGCTTTTCTTCTCTATTGATCTTTTTTCTTGTCCAAAATATAAAATCTTCATAAGATTTTATATTTTTTATCCCCGCTAGGATTCGTTTATAGTCAAAAACGATCCCGTTGGGATTTATAGCTTCATCAAACTCTAATTTATCAATATAAATTCTATTCAGTTTACTTTTTTTTTTGCCAAATAGACTAGCTAATTCATGTAACCTACCTACTGGATGACAAGGATTAGATAAATTCTTTTTATACCAAATCAACTCCTCCTTGAAAATAAAACCCAAATCATCACATATTATATTCCATTTTGATAACGGCACACCACGACCAAAGAATAATAAAAAACCTGTATCTTTTAATACTCTAAAACATTCGCTAAACAATAATTGAGCATCGAAAGGACAGTCTAATTTGTGTTTGAGATAACCATAAGGTGGATCAGTAATAACGGCATCAACTGAATTGTCAGGAATAGTTTTTAGAATATCAAAACAGTCGGCATGAAAAATTTTATTCATAGTAAGAAAAGTAAATGTAGTTTAATTGTAAGCAAAAATAAGACAAAAATGTTAAAATAGAGAAAACGATACAGTCAAAACAAATGAAAATATTTAATGCTTTAGGCAGTGACGAGATTAAAGATCGCAGTATTTTTAATGGGAATAGTACCAATATAAATAATTTGAATAATGTTAAATATTTATGGGGTATTCAATTATATAACCAAATGAGGGCGAACTTTTGGTTGCCACAAAAAGTAGATGTTGTGGGGGATATAAATTCTTATAATGAGTTAAGCATTCAAGAACGGACAGCTTATGACGGAATTTTAAGTTACTTAATTTTTTTAGATTCAATTCAAACAGCAAACATCCCTTTTCTAGTTGGTAAAATCACCGCACCTGAGATAAGATTATGTTTACTTGAACAAGCGTCTCAAGAAGCTATGCACTCTGCTAGTTATCAATATTTAATCGAAACAATAATTCCCGTAGAGAAAAGAAATTATCTTTACAATTATTGGAGGAAGGATCAGGTTTTAGCAAAACGTTGTGAGGCGATCGCCAATTATTATCAAAATTTCATAAATACTAATTCAGATAATGATTTTATTTTATCGTTAGTTGCTAATTACTTTTTAGAAGGGATTTATTTTTATAACGGATTTATGTTTTTCTATAACTTAGCGGTAAGAAGTTTAATGTGTAATACAGCGGACATGATTAAATTAATACACCGGGATGAGTTAAATCATGTGAGATTGTACCAAAAGATTTTAGAAGAAAGTTTACAGCAAAATAAAATAGATGAAGAATCGATTTACACTTTGTGTGAAAGTACGGTACAACAAGAGATAACATGGTCAGCTCATATTATAGGGAATGAAGTCTTAGGTATTACTGAAAATTCGAGTAAAAATTATACTCGTTACTTAGCTAATATGCGATTAAAAGCAATAGGATTAAATGCCATGTACGATACAGATTGCGAGAATCCTTATAAACATTTAGAGAATATTGCTGACGTTTCTAAAGAGGCGAGTTCCAAAACTAACTTTTTCGAGAGTAGTGTTACTTCTTATAACATGGCGACTAATGTGAGTGGTTGGGATTTTTAACTTTTTATCTTTACTTTGGGGCGAAAGTATTGAGAACCTTTAGATACTTCCTCCGCTTTACTTAGAAAATCGGAGATAAAACATTCTTCTACCGACGAATAAATAGGAAAAGGATGATCCTCATCGTCGCTTCTAACAAATCCACTTTTCTTATCTTCATTCAAAAAGAGTATTTCGTTTTTAGATGTTTTATCCACGTTATGATTTTCAGAAGTGATGAATAGACAATTCTCTTGAGGTTTTTCTTTATCAAAGTCATAAGGATATAGCGATCCAATACATTCTGAAAAAAGAGATAAATTCTGGCAATGTATTTCTTCTATTTTATATGGGATAACTTTTTCAAAAAATTCTTTACTACAAGTATTAGGGTGACAATCGATATAAATATAAATAGGTTTTATTCTTATCAAATCACCTGATTTTAATAGTTTCATTTTGTATTACTTATTTTATTTGTATTACTTTCATCATACATGAATTTGATGTTAACGACTGAGATTTTAACATTTAACATTTTGTTAAGATAAAGATAGTGTATTACAGAATGTAATGAATGGATTACCGCATTATTTTTTAATTGGACTAATAATCTCTTATGTTTATTTGTTATTACTAGGAAGCCAAGTAATGGAATTAAATAAAGGTTTCATGGAAATAACAGGAGCTTATCTCGGTTGGTTAACATCAGAGACAGCCAAAAGTAAAGAAATGGCATTTGTAATTGTTGTTTTGGTAGCAAGTCTTTTTATTGTAATGGTAATTCAGCCTGATAATTTACCTAGTATTGTTGGGCTTATTACTTTTATTTCAGTTGGTTGGTTCGGTTCATTAACAAATCGTATAAATTAAAATTATGGACGCTATAAATCCACTCATTATCTCAAATCTTCTCACTACAGAAAACAGCTTATTAAATTTAGGACAAACTCTTACTATACAATCTTTTAAAACTAATGATGATTTAATTACTACTGCTCGTAATACAAGTATAGTATTTAATCCTTTAGAAAATGATGAAGGATTATCATGGTTAAGATCATATACTTCGCCAAAGAATGGAACAATTACCAGAGGGGGAAATAATAGTTTAACCTATATCCCAAATATGGGTTTTATGGGTGTCGAAAACTTAGTATATAAAGGACAATTAGATCAATTAATAGCAAAAGGGAATATAACGATTAACGTAGTTGATAGCGAACGACTACCCATCGAAATAAATAAGTCACCTATAGCTAAAGATGATTTATTCAATACAACAAATGACAGATCAATTAACTTTAATCCTTTGTCGAACGATACAGACCCTGAAAATAAACCATTAACAATTAGTAATATTACAACTCCGCTAAATGGTAGCTTGATTAAAAACGGGAATGAATATATATTCGCCCCTAACAATAATTTTGTTGGGAGAGAATATATTGACTATGAAGTTTCAGATGGTATTAATACATCAATAGCCAAAGTAATAATTGAGGTGACACAATCAACTATCGAACCCACACCGATTCTACCACCGTCGATACCCGAAAAGCCATTATTAAATTTAGGGAGAAAAGAGTTTAATTTAAATACGGGTTATGGATTAATTAATGCTAATGAGTTAGTAAATATTGCATTAGGAAATAGCTCTTTATTTGATAATGTACCTAATTATGAAGGGGTAAATGGGAATTATTTAAATTTAATAAATGTACCCGAAGTTTGGATAAAAGGCTATACCGGTAAAGGGGTAACAGTAGCCGTGATAGATCAAGCTATAAATATTCAACATACTGATCTTAAAAATAATATTTGGGTAAATAAAAACGAAATAGCAGACGACGGATTAGATAACGATAGTAATGGGTTTGTAGATGATCTTAACGGCTGGAATTTCAGAACAAATAATAATAATTTAATAACTAATGGTGGACATGGAACTCATGTTATGGGTTTGGTTAGTGCAGAGAATAATTCTATTGGTAATACTGGCGTTGCTTTCAATTCTTCTCTTATGCCTATCGAAGGGTTAATCACATGGGATACTGTCGAGAAAAGTATTTATTATGCCGTCAATAATGGTGCTAATATTATTAATTTATCTTTAGGTGGGGGTCAAGTTAATTCTATAAGAACAGCTTTACAATATGCAAAAAATAAAGGTATTGTAGTAGTAGCATCTGCTGGTAATGATAGCAGTGAATCACCCATTTATCCAGCCGCTTTTGCTAAAGAAGGATTGGCGATCGCCGTTGGAGCTTATAATGAAAATTTCAGTAATAAAGCTGGTAATGATAACAATATGCTTTATGTCACAGCTGGAGGAGAAGGTATTAGTACAGTAGGATTTGATGATTTTGGGAATAAAAGAGGTACTTCCATGTCTTCTCCTTATGTCGCTGGTGTAGTTGCTTTAATGTTAGAGGCAAACCCTAATCTCACACCTGCTCAAGTTTATAATATTTTCACTCAGAAATATGTTTAAGATTAATCCATGATGCAGGAGTTGAACCTGCCTAACACAAATTATGAGTTTGCTGTCTAACCGCTCGACCATACATGGTTAAATTATTTATTTATTTTAACTTATTTAGTCTTCTTCGTCAATAATATAATGTCATATTATTGACGAAACGTTCCAGTTATAAAAATCATTTTTATTCTTTTTCTGGATGTCTTAGTAAGTGATCATACCACAAATATATCTAAAAAGTAATATATTTGTGGTATGATTAAAGTATAAATCTACAAAAAAAATGTACTTATGGCAAGACAAAAACTGCCCACTAGCACGACTAAAAGACGAAGAGGCTTGACAGTGGGGGAAGAGATAGCTGATTACAAAAAGGATTATCATCAAACAGCTAGACAAGAAATAAAATTTTTAATTCCAAACGAAGAGCAGAAAAAGTTAGTTTATAGTATCCGCAATAATAGTATTTCATTAGTAACAGGCAACGCTGGTACGGGGAAAACTCTTTTTTGTATTCAAACTCTTTATCAAATGTTAAAAGCCCGTACCATTAATGAAATATTGATTATTCGATTAGTTGCTGGTAATAAAGATGAAGATTTAGGGTCATTACCGGGCGAAGTTAAAGATAAAACGTCACCATTTTGGGAAGCTATCAGAGATAACCTTGAATTGTTTGTTCCCGAAGGTGAGATTAATTATCTCTTTGATAAAGATAAAATCAAAGTCTTACCCATGAGTTTTGTAAGAGGTCGTACTTTTCACAATAAAGGGATCATTATCGAAGAAGCTCAAAACCTTAATCGCTTAGAAATTTTAACTATACTTACTCGTATTGGTAAAAATTCTAAAATGGTCTTTAATGGTGACGATGCTCAATGTGATCGCTATAATACCGATGGTTACGGAATGCATTATCTTAAACGATTACTTACTGGTATTAATGATATTGGGATTGTAGATTTTAAACAGAAAATCAATGAACGTCACCCATTAATTACTGATATACTACAAAGAGTGGTTGAGTTGAAAGTACAAGATGAAAAAAGAAAAGAATCGACGGAACATTCCAAAGAAAAAGAAAAATATTTTTCAGTTAGAGCAAATTTAGATTGTGGCAGAATTGAGAAAAAAGAAAATTTTAAGCACGGATTCATCTGATTGTAGAGGATAAAGTTGTTTATTCTGGGAAACTTTTAGCCTCTACAAAGGTTCCAGATACGGTGATTGATCCTAGTTTCGATAAATCTATTTATCGTTTTGGTAATAAAAATTTACCTTTTATTAAACCTATTGAATTTTTTTTTGTAATATATAAGTAATCTTTTAATACATTATTCAATGTTCACTTACTCAAAATTTAACAAAGACTTTTGGCTGGTAAAAACACATTATCTATATCCTGACAATGATATTATCGATATTTTTGTCAAAGAAGAAAAAGGAGGATTACTATTAACTGATTTAGGGGAAACAATACGTTGGCTTTTAAATCAGTTAATTTCTGATTCTCTGAACGATCAGTTTATTGCAAAGACTTTGGATATTTATAATATTCAAAGAGATAAAGGATTGTTAATAAAAAAAGTTGACGATTCCCAATCTTTATCTACTCTTTTTAGTGCAATTAATGAATTCTGTAAAGCTATTATTCATATCACGACTTATTACCCTACTTGAATAAAAATGAAAAATTTATTAATTTCATTTTCAGGCGGAGAAACTTCCGCCTTCATGGCACAATGGATAAAGAAACATTTGAAAAGTAATTATGAAAAGGTTGCCTATGTTTTTGCTAACACTGGTTTAGAAAATGAACAAACACTAGAATTTATCCAAAAATGTGATGACTATTGGGATTTTAATATTCAATGGGTTGAGGCCAATGTAAATCATGGGCAAAGAAAATGTACGGGGTATTCTCTAACTAATTTTGAAAAGGCAAAAAGAAAAGGCGAACCGTTTGAAGAAATAATCAGGAAATATGGAATTCCTAACCAAGCGTTTCCTATCTGTACAAGAGAGTTAAAACTATCCCCTATTCGGGCATTCGGGAAACACTGGTTTAATGGAGAAAAGTATGATACAGCCATAGGTATTAGAAATGATGAAATAGATAGAATAAATGAAAAAGCCAAAGAACAAAAGTTGATTTATCCTTTGATCGATATGATTTCAGTAAATAAACCAATGATCAATACTTTTTGGGATCGAATGCCTTTTAGGCTTCTATTAAAAGGGTATCAGGGGAATTGTGTTACTTGCTGGAAAAAAGCCGATAAAAAACTATTTCAAATATATAAAGAGAATCCTCAAGCATTTGATTTTATGGCTGAAATGGAATCTAAATATCCTAGAGTAGGTGCTGAGTTTACAAAATATTTAAACGCAAAAAATAGAGTATTTTTCAGAAATAATCGCAGTGTTACAGACATAATACACCAAGCTCAAAGTTGGCAAGGAACAGTTAAAAATGACGCTGATGATTATACTTATCAAATTGATTTATTAGGCGGGGATAGTTGTGAAATATTTTCAGAATGTCACTCTTAGACGAATCCATACTATAATAGAAGTACAAACAAAAAACAAAGTAGAAATATGAATAAAGTATTAAGTTTTCAAGATATTCCTCAGCTTGAGTATGGGAGTTATAGTATAACTGTGAGTTTTGAGTATCTAAATAAACAATTAGAAACCTATAAAAAAGAATATAGTTTAGATTTAGACCCTGAATTCCAAAGAATTTATAAATGGACTGAATTACAAAAAGAAAAATATGTAGAATTTCTTTTAAAAGGGGGAAGGAGTGCAAGAGATATTTATTTTAATTGCCCTCACTTTGAAAAAGGAGGCAACTTCGTAAATATCGATCCTATTTTAAATCGAATGGTAATAGTAGATGGGAAGCAAAGATTATCTGCTGTTTCGAAGTTTATGCAAAATGAAGTTAGAGCATTTGGATATTTCTATAAAGATTTTGACGGGGTAATAAGAGATTCTATAACGAAATTGACATTTAATATAAATCAATTAAGAACAAGACAAGATATTTTAAATTGGTATCTTGATTTTAACTCAGGTGGGACTATTCACACTGAAGAAGAGTTAAATAAAGTAAGGCAGTTAATAGCTAAAACACAGGAATAGCTCTAATTAAAACTTTCTTAGATATTACAATCTCATTACTCACCAATTCCAACCCGTTAGCATCTAAATGCAGACGGGCTTTTTTATCTCTTCCTTCAGGCACTAATGAGATATGATTACCCCTTCTTTTCGTTTGATTATATTCATTACCTTTTATATTTTCTTTATCTACTTCATAACCCATTGATAAATCTGTAATTGATTTTGATAATACTGATTCTATCGCTTGGCGATCATTTATCGCAATTTCACCATCTAAACATTTCTCTTTTTTATTACACACTACATTAATCAAAGTCCCAACTGTTAACTCACGATAATTCACTGGTGTTACAGGATCATCGGGGTGAAATAAAGTTAATGGCATACCATAAAGTGAATCTACATAATTTTTATCAAACAGAGTTGTTAAGGGGACAAATTGTAATTCAATTGTCCCATCAATATTTTTATACTCTAACCAACCACTAGATGCTAATGTCCCTTTTAATCTGATACCACCACCAGCTACTTGTTTTATTGAATTTTTATTAATATTTATAAAATCGTATTGCATCTTTTTATCCTTACTCTTTATTTCAATTATACTACATACTAAATAAGCCTTATAAAATTCTTTTAGGTACGATTAATCCTTTCCTTACTTCATTCGCCTTGTTTAGCTAAATAATCAGCAATACAAAGAATAATTAGTTATTTGTTTAATGGCTCTTTTTCTTAAACAGAAAAAAGAAAAAATAATTTTTTTTGCATAATTAACTTGATCTTTATTTTTTTAATTATGAGTTTATTGATCTTAATTATGTATATCGAAAACCTGTTAACAGGTAACCTAATGACAGGAAACCTAATATCAGGCAACCTGTTGATAGGAACTCGTCAATTGGCTTTTTTCTATGGGAAAGTCATATCCTATAGATATATCTCTATGCGTTGTCAATTAGGTGAAGCAGGAAGGAAACAGCAAGCCTATACAACATCAAAAAATGACTACTGTATAGGTTTGCGTAGGTTTTTCAGAGCGAAAACTATAAATAATTAAATGAGCATAGAGAATTTATGATCAAAATGTACTTAAAAAGTTACAATCAAATTACAACTATTTTTATTTTCTATGAATCAAGTTTTTCATGCCGACTGTTTTGATATTTTAAAAACTATTTCTGACAATTCAGTAGATGCTGTTATTACTGATCCACCTTATGGTTATCTCAAACACAAATTAGACTGTCTTTTCGATGCGCAATTACTCTTTACTGAATGTTTCAGAGTGTTAAAAGATACAGGTTTTTTATTATTCTTTGGTCGTGGTTTTGAGTTTGCTAAATGGAATGTAATATGTAGTGAATTAGGTTTTGTGTTTAAAGAAGAATTAATCTGGTATAAAAAGAGAGCGAGTAGCCCGTATTCAATAGTTGGTAGAATCCACGAATCTATAAGTTTGTTGGCAAAGAAAAATAGTAAATTAAATAAAGTTTATGTGGATAAAATAGAATTTGATGAGGCTATGAATCCTAAAATAATTAATCAAGATTATAAAAGAATATTATCTGACATCCATAAAATAAAATCGTCATAAGATTTTATTTTATGGTCAAATGAATTAACTGAACATAAAAATAAACACAGTATAACTACAGGTGAAACTAAGAAAGATTATGCTCGTAGTTATTCTACTTATAAAGCACATCAAAAAGGGGTTGGTTTAAGAAGTATAGTCCCGATGCAAACAGAGCATTATCACTTCCAACACCCTACACAAAAACCCGTTAAACTCTTTAAGCAATTAATTGAATTAACCACAAAAGAAGATGATTTAGTAATTGATCCTTTCGCTGGAAGTGGTACAACGGCGATCGCCTGTTTAGAATTGAATCGCAATTATATCTGTATAGAAAAGGATCAGGAATATTTTGAAGTGATAGAAAATAGGATTACTAAATGGCATGAAGATAATAAACAAAAAGACTTGTTTACGTGTAATTAATTTTAAGTAAAACTGTAATTTAATAGTTAAAAATGTTACAATAAACAAAGGTATGATGAAACGAGAAAAGCAACTCACAATCTTACCAATTATGAATTGCCTATATATCATCTCGTTCCCCTAAAGGAATTTAAACAAGTAGGAGATAAACTTATGGTAACAGATTTCAATTTAAGTTTGCAAGGTACGGTTTCACCATTCGATAGATTAAGACGTATTGATGAAAATGGTAAAGAATATTGGTCAGCTCGTGAGTTAATGCCGTTATTAGGTTATTCAAAATGGCAAAATTTCTTTTCTGCAATAGAGAATGCTATTGAGAATCTTGAAACCGTTACTGAGAATGTCGATAACCACTTTTTACTTCTAGAAGTAAAAAGTCTAGGACGACCATCTGTCGATTATAAATTAACAAGATTAGCTAGTTATCATGTAGCTATGGCTTGTGATTCACGAGGTAACGAACAAGTAAAAATGGCAAAACATTATTTTGTTGTCAAAACTCGTCAAGCTGAACTTCAACAAGCACCCGTACAACCTAAATTACCAAGTCGTGTAGTAGCACTTGAAACAGCAGAATGTATCAGTGGTATTTATAAACATATTGGTGAGGATAATCCACGATTAGCACAATTTTTAATTGACCATGCTATCAGTGATTTAATGCCAAGTAGTAATAATCTTTTAGTAGGGGAAGAATTAAAAGGAGTTGTTGAGATTGCAGAAGAAATGGGTTTGCCAGTCAACATTAAAAATCGTAGTCAACTCGGTAAATTTGTTAAAAGTTCATGCGGACATTTAGCAATTCAAGAAAAACGATTAGTTAATGGACGTATGCAACCAGTCGCTTGTTATCCATGCTACAGTGAAGAAGTTAAAGAAGCTATACAACAATTCTTTGCTTAACTGCTAAATTAAATACAATAAAAAATCTCTATAAAGTATTATAGAGATTTTTTATTGTATAGAGATATATCTATAATATTTGTTTATATTTTGTATTTTTAGAAAAAATATGGTAAGAATTAGATAACAATGATAATGGAAATAAAAAAAGAGAAATGACCAAAATGAGATTACTCACTATGCCTAAAAAAGATACAGGCAACGAAGATCGTTTTATGATACCCCTTGAATTGGCGAACTCTTTTCTCTGGAGTAAATCACGAGGATTGAAGATAGAAAATAAAAGACTAGAGAAAAAATTATCAAGGGCAGAAGTCTCGAAAAGAATAAAAGAAAAACACCATATTAATGATTGTGGCAATAGTTATGTTCGGAACGTAGAAAAAGGAATAGCTAAAAGCGTAAGAACTGATATTTTATTAGCTTTAATCGACCTTTTAGATATGGATATACAAGATTTTCTAATTTAATTCTTTTTTTACTTGACATTTGCATTTAGAGTGCAATATAATAATTAGTGTGAGTTGAAAAAACGATTCTATGTAGCACCTAGACAATTGCATAATAAAAAAAGAAGAGATGCTTACAGTAGAATTAATAAATCAATTAAAAATTACTTTATCTGATTCTACTAAATCAGATAAAGTAATGATCGAGACTATGTTGAAAGTTCTAAATGAATTTAAAACAATAGAGATGGAAGTCAGAGAATTACAGAAATTAATAAGACGACTAATACAAACAAAACAAATAGATAAATACATTGAATTAAATGGAAAAATTTACTGTTTAGAGACATTAGAAGAATTTGAATTAATTACTGCTGATAATGATGATTTAAAAAATATTGTAATAATCGAAAGAGAAATAAATCAACATAATTTAGATTTAGAGATAATTATTGAAACGAGTGATCATACTTTTAATAGTTTATATGACAAAAGAAGAGAGTTATTGGAAAAACTTTTTTCAGATGTTAAAAATAAAGCGGTAAAGAATGATGAAGTTTTAATATTAAATGACAATATAATCTTCTTAGAAGATTGAGGAAAACATGTAAAACCGTCTTAAATATATTTAAGACGGTTTTACATACAAACATACAGAATTGAGAAAAATGAACTCTTTGAAAAGAATTGCATCGATTTATATCTTATCTAATTTTTTAAAATTTTGCAACTGTAATAATTATCAAACGGGGGAATAATGGGTATAAAAATAATGGGGATGAATAAAACTGAAGTGATGGAGAGATTTCCAATCTTAAAACAATATCAAAAAGAAAATGATTTTGTGACGACAGCATATCGTGTATTAATCGATAAAATTATTGAAGGATTAAATATCGAGGATTGTAAGATATTAGCCAGAGAAAGATTAGATTTTAGTTTGCTCACTGCTTTATCTCTAGTTGAAGATTTTAAAAAAGGAGCATTAAAAGCAAATTATAGATTAGATGAAGCTATTCGAGTTTTAGATTATGCATTAAAAGAATTAAAGAAATTTTTTTATACTCCTAAAACCTATCACCGAATTTCAAGAAATCCAATGCTTATAGCAGACAGAACAGGAGTTTCTAAAGTTATTTGGTTAATGACAAGATTTTATGTTTATCCTCATTTATGGACGCATTTAGTTAATGAGATAATTGAGGATAAAATAGTGTATGTGATTTTTTATTATACCGAGCATGGATCAAATCGTTTTGTGCGAGTAAATTTGCATGACTATAAAATTTATAAGAAACAACTTTTAAACCTCAAAATCGTTAATGAGAACCAAGAAAAAGAGATTATTAATATTGTTAATAGTCATTTTGGGACTTTTAAAATTAGCTCTGTTTTTGCGACTGAAGAGATCGGCGATCGCTTGATAATTTATCCGACTCGTAACAGACAGGAAAAAGTAGAAATGAACTTATTTACTTTTGAAGATCAACAAAAAAGACGAGGAGAGTAAAAAATGGATTTTCAAAATCTCACTGAACAAAATAAAACAGATATTAAAGATGTTGTTAATGCTTATTGCGGAGTAAAAAGAGTTACTTCAGTCTATGGTGCAAATTTGAAAAACTCAACTTTAACTATTTATTTACATACAGATGAAAACAATTTTTTCGAAATGGATTACGGCGAGTTTAGAAGAACATTTAATGAATTAATATTAGGAGCATAGAAAATGAACGCAACACAAACAATTACTGATTTATCAGTATGTACAAGAGAAGTACATCTTCTTGAGGTAAATAAACCTTATTTACAATTATCTGTGTATAGTATTTTGACTTATGCCGATGATTATGGTTATGAAGAATATAGCGAAATACTAGAAATAAAAGGATTAGACACTCCAGATATGACAGAATTTGGTTATGAAGAGGAATTAATCAAAAAAGAAGATTGCACTGAAGCCTTACAGCAAATATTAGAAGGCAAAGATTTGTATTATCATTTTAATACGGAAGTTTTCTTAGCTTTAATGAATGGAGAATTATTATTAGAGGATTATTACTTAAACGATTATTAACTATTAACAGACCCCTTTAGGCAACTAAAGGGGTTAAATTTATTATGATAAAGAATTTAGATGTTTTAAAAGGAAAAATTTCATTACTGGATTTAGTAAACGAGAATATAATAACTAAAAGAAATGGTACCAATCATGTAGGCTTATGTCCATTCCACAAAGAAAATACTCCTAGTTTTTCAGTTAATTCAGAACAAAATGTATTTTATTGTTTTGGTTGCCAAGAAGGTGGAGATGCTATTCACTATTTTCAGCAGTTAAATAATTTAGATTTTTTAGAAGCGGTTACTCAATTAGCCGATAAATATGAAATAACTTTAGACAAGGATCAAACTGAAAAACAAAAACAGTTTATCTCAAAACAAGAAAAGGCTTATAAATTAGTAAGTGAGGTTAATCGACAATTTCAATCCCAATTAAACCAAAATATTAAAGATTATTTAATTAAAAGAGGACTCAAAGAAAATACGATTAAAACTTTTGGCATAGGTTATGGAAGCTTAGTAAAGATTGAGGACAAAGAAATAGCTAGAGAATTAGGGATATTAAAAGGCGATAAATTTGTTTATCAAAATAGATTAATAGTTCCTATCCGAGATAAAAAAGGGTTGACAGTTGCTTTCAATGCGAGAACATTGACGAATCAAGAGCCTAAATATATTCATTCCCCAAATAGTTATTTATGGCAAAAAAAAGAGATTTTATTTGGATTATCAGAATCAATTCCATTGATAAAAAAACAAGATAAAGTTTATATAGTAGAAGGTTGTTTTGATGTTTTCATGGCATGGCAAAATAATATTCCAGCTGTTGCTTGTTTAGGGTCAACAATTAGTAAAAAACAGTTAACTGAACTACTTAAGTTAACTGATAATATTATATTTTGTTTAGACGAAGATAAAGCTGGACAACAAGCTATTTATAGATTAATAGAATCGGTAGAAACAGAAGTATTAGCGGGAGTATTTTATCCTAAGATTTTGATGTTATCAAATAAAGATATAGCTGATTATTTTTTAAAAAATGAGATTGGAGATTTTTTATTTTTAATACCTCTTGACTGGGTACAATGGCTGTTTGAATATTATAAAAAGACAGAAGAAAACCCTATTTACTCGGTAATAAAACTAATCTCTAAATTTAATTTACTAGGAGAAAAACAAAAATATATAAGATTAGCTAGTGAAGTATTACAAGGAGATCAAAGGTATTTAGAGAAAGAACTTTCAAGGGCATTGCTTATGCCTTTAGTAAAGAAACCCAAAAAGATAATAATAGAATCTAAGCCAAAATTATCGCTTAGTGAAATGCAAGAAATTTTTAAACAAAGAAAAGAAAAAAGGGAATTATGTTTACAGAAAATGAAATCAGGTTAGTCCTTGAAAAAACGATCTCACAAAAAAAACGATTAGAAGAAATCGATATTCACAAAAAAGAATTAGAATCTGAAAGAAAAAAACTAGAAGGACAGATGGGCTGGAATACTACAAAAATAATTCAATATTTAGAAGACAATAATCTTAAAAAAATTTTATTTGATAAATATAGTTTTTTAGTAAAGAAACTGCCTAGCCGTGTTAGTAAACTTTTGAAAAATATTGACGATTTTCCCGATAAATATAAAACTCCACAAAAGATTAATAAAACTGCTCTTTTGATAGACTATCAAAGAAAAAAAGATTTAAAAGATTTAGTAGAAATTACGACTGGAAAGAAAATTTTTATAAAAGAAACAGAAAATGCAACAGTTAATTATACCAAACAAAAAGGAATTAAGAGATTATCAAAAGAACGTAATTAATGCGTATTTTGATAAAATAAATTTAGGTTATAAAAGTATTTTATTATTTGCTCCTACTGGTGCAGGTAAGACTTTAATAAGTGCCAATATTATTGCTGATTATTTAAAAGAAGGCAAAACTGTTTTATTTTTAGTGCATCGAATACCTCTTATTGAACAAACTTTAAATACTCTCTATGACTTATTAGGGGGTATTTTACGTATAACTATTTATCAAGGAGTAAACACTGTTATAAATAACAATGCTCAAATAATGGTAGGCACTGTTCAAAGTGTAAAGGAAAATAAATTACCTGATCATGTTGATTTAGTAGTTTTTGATGAGGTTCATATGACTATTGGATTTAACCTTATCAGAACTATTCAGAAAAAATACCAACCAATTACAGCTTTAGCTAAAACCCATTTTTTAGGATTAACTGCGACACCTTATCGTGGCAAAAAAAAAGAAGGATTTTGCTGGTTATTTCAAGATATGGTTAAAGCTCCTCTCATGGCAGATTTAGTTAGATTAGGCTATTTGACCCCTTTCACTATGTATGGCTATGGATTTATCGATGATTCTAAATTGAAGACCGTAGATGGTGAATTTACCGCTAAATCTGTAAGTATTTATTGCAATGAAAACTTAAATAATGATGTAGTACAAAAATATTTAGATAAAGTAAAGGGGAAAAAATTTATTGCTTTTTGTTCATCAGTAAAACAAGCTCAACATTTATTAATAAGATTTCAAGAAAAAGGTATTGCTTCTGCTTTATGGGTAGGCGATACAAAATCTATGTCAAGAATTTCGATCCAACGGCAATTGAAAAGCGGTGAAATATTAGGTATCGTTTCAGTTAATTGTCTTAGTGAAGGGTTTGATGAACCTTCGGTAGAAGTTGCTTTAATTGCTACTATAACCCGTGTAGTTTCTAAATTTATTCAGATGACGGGCAGAGTTTTAAGATTATCCGAAGGAAAAACAGACGCTATATTATTTGATTTTGGCGATCATTATTCAAGATTCAAAAATGAAACACCGCTTGATATAGGTACAGAAAATAGTAAATACCCTTTATCTTTATGCCCACCAATTAAAAAAAACATTGAAGGGGAAGCCTTAACTAAAAAATGTCCTGAGTGTGAAGCGATCATTTATGCTATCTATAAAAAATGTCCTCATTGTGGTCATGTGTTTCCTCTAAAAGAAACTGAACATATAAAACCACCTAGTGAATTTAAGTTAATTTTATCAAAAGAAGAAAAACAACAAAGAAAATTTTTACATCAGAAAATACGAGCGATTTATTTATTGTTAGAAGATTATTATTTAACTAAACAAAAAAAAGAAAATAATTTATTGAATCCTATTGAATTAAATCCCGTATTGGCAAAAAGGTTATTTAAAAGGAAATATGATTTTTTTCCTAAAAAAGAATGGTATCGCAATGCTATTTTTAAAGAGGATAATCAAGAGAATAAAAGTAAATATGCCAAATACTTACTTTGGGCTTATCCTCAGTTTAAAGCAATTGATATTATTACTATCTTATCTTATGAATTCGGGGAGAAAAATGAACAAGACAGAGCTTGAACAAAAAATAAAAGACTTGATAGATGAGTATTTATTTTCTGAAACGGGGATATCCCATGACGAATACGAAACTATATTAAATACCGAGATTAATACATCGAATTTCAATAGAATACAAACGAAACTTTATAAATGTGAAAAAACTCTTAAAGAAATATGCAAGTTATTAGATACCCTAGATTTTTCTTACTCAATAGACCAGGCTCATTATGAGAAATTGAGAGAAATAACAGCAATAAGAGATTACTCTAAATGTCATAAATCTCATTCATAAAACTGGTATCAACTGGACAAGCATTAACATTAATAACTGGAAACGGGGTAAAATATATCTCATCCATAAAACTGGTATCAACTGGACAAGCATTAACATTAATAACTGGAAACGGGGTAAAATATATCTCATCCATAAAACTGGTATCAACTGGACAAGCATTAACATTAATAACTGGAAACGGGGTAAAATATATCTCATCCATAAAACTGGTATCAACTGGACAAGCATTGATCCCAGTTGAATTATTAATTTGAGCTAAAACTCCTATAAAAAAATTAGGCATTTAAACACTCCAAACATTTACAAGTACAAAACGATTATTTAAATTATTCCAATTTCCCACACATAACCATTTATTGTTCCCAGCGAAAAGGTTAGTGTTGAATTGATAAATACGACCGATGATCCAGCTTGTACCTATTCCTATTGCCATATTAGGGACTGTGCCAATCCTTGAATATTTACTACTTACTCCATTATTTCTTAATGTATTATCGAAAACGTGTAACTTTGTTGCCCATAAATCAGTTCCTGCGGTTTGTCCATCGTTACATGTAATACCATAAACTGCATCATTCGTTAATAAAATAGGTTTATTACTTGTGTTTGTCTGCTCGACTCTATGTTGTCCAGAAGTTGCAGTGAGACTGTTTTTATGAAATAAAAGTAATTTATTTTTATAGAATGAACTATAGTAAGGAGTTGCACTATTATTAGGGATTGTGGTATTGACATCTATTAATTCAGTTAGACACATAACTTTATAATCAGGAACAGTAAAAATCGTTGTATTATGAGTTATTAATATTATCCCATTTTGATTGATTGTATAACTATGATTATTTGCGGCATTTTGAGAAATACTTATGATTGTGGCAGAACCATTATCATCGAAATGAAAGGAGCCGTTTGCGAGATCAGCTACATTTATTCTGCTTCGTCCTACTAATGTAGTAATGGGGTCATTTGCTGTTTTCCAAGCAATATTATTTGTTGAGTTCATTGCTGTTCCGTTTGTCCACGTTCCAGCAAAACTAGAAAATCGATAATTTAAGAATCCGAATACTGCAGTCAGATCAGTTTGTAATGTCCCTGCTGAATTGTTAATTATAAGATCAGAAGTATTATAACTATAATTTATTTGAGAGGAAAACTTCCCACAATAATAATTCCCGTTCCCGTCTGTATAATATGCCATATTAAGTTAATTTTCCTACTATTGTCCATAAATTACTACCAAGATGTATTACTTGAGCTGTATCATATTTTGCTACTAAAGTACTTCCTCCAGAGTCTAATGTACCGATCGCCACAAAAGTAATTATATTAGTACCAGCGTTTTGAACAGTACAAGTAAACCCAGTAGTTAAACCATTGGGTAATGTAATTGTGATTGCATTACTTGCCCGGATAAAAGAATTATAATCTGATTCAGCTAACGTTGTATTAGTTGTGATTACTCTTATCCCTATGGTAGTAATTGGTTTGTTACTTAAATCATTATAGCTTATCTGTAAATTGCCCGAACCTAAAAGACTATTATTATTAATGCTTTTTAGATTGGTCTGATTAACCAAAGTTGCTTGTTTGGCATTAAGAGCATTTTGTAAATCCGTCTGATTACTTAACGTACCAGTCAACAAACCCCAAGCGATTCCAGAACTGGTCAAAGAAACACTTGCAGTATTACCTCCTAAGTTAGTGATTGTAGCGTTACTAAAAATGATTGTAGCAATATTAGGATAATTACTAACACCATCATTTAAAGTAATATCACTAGATGGTAAATTATAAAATCCTTTAGTTCCAAGTGCATTACTACCATAATATTGATTAGTGCTAACTGTACCACTTATGTTAGCTGCCAAATCTACGATCCCATCATTATTAGTATCATAAATCGACTTATTCATATCACCAATACCGCTACCAATAGGGAAGCCATAAAACCCTTTAACACCACTAGCATTAGTACCGTAATATTGATTAATACTTGGTGAACCAGCGATATTAGTAGCAATATCGGCAGAGTTTACAACACCATCATTGTTACTGTCATAAGTTGATACCTCCATATCACCCGTAGCGATAGGCAAATCGTAAAATCCTTTAATATTACTTGCATTAGTACCATAGTAATAATTAGCTAAAGTTGATCCATTTATTGATTCAGCACTATCTACAATCCCGTTATTGGTAGTGTCATAAACCGAAGTAAGCATATCTCCGATCCCATTACCAATAGGGAAGTTATAAAAGCCTTTAATATTACTTGCATTAGTTCCGTAATATTGAGTGGACGAAGGTGAACCAACAATATTGGTAGCAAGATCAGCTAATTCAGCAATATCAACTTTGCCGTTATTGGTAGTATCATAAGTCGATTTAAGCATATCGCCACCTAATGGCAAAGCATAAAATCCTTTACTATTACTTGCATTAGTACCATAGTAATAATTAGCTAAAGTTGATCCATTTATTGATTCAGCACTATCTACAATCCCATTATTGGTAGTATCATAAACAGATTTAACCATATCCCCACCGGATGGAGGTAAATCGTAAAACCCTTTAATGTTACTTGCATTAGTACCATAATATTGATTTATAGATGTACTTCCGCTTACTGCTGTAGAAAAATCTACAATTCCATTATTGTTAGTATCGTAAGTTGATTTGAGCATATCGCCCGTACCAATACCAGTAGGGAAAGTATAAAAACCTTTAAATCCGTTACTATCTGTACCATAATATTTATTGGCTGGAATAATACCTGCTAAATCTTGGGCTAAATTTACAACACCATCGTTATTAGTATCATAAATCGATTTAAGCATGTCTCCCGTCACCGAGATATTAATAGTAGCAATACCGCTACCACTATTGGTTATACTTGCACCGTTAAAATTTAGTTGACTTACATCATTTATAGTTGTAATACCATCAGTGACTGAATCTAATTGACCACCAGTCGAATCAATGGTTAAAGTATTGAGAAAATCATTATAGGTCAAATTAACATTATTACCAGCAATCAATAAAGAAGCTACTCTATCATCAACACCCTCATTAAAATTAGGGATTGTAGTAGGATCAATTATTAAATTCCCCGCACCTAACAACGTAGTATTGTTAATACTTTTGATATTAGTTTGATTGACTAGCAAAGGTTGTAACGCATCTAAAGCTGTTTGTAACCCACTAATTGTTACGATCGCCTGTGTACCTGTGTGATTAGTCCTATCTAAATAAAATTCAGGTAATTCACCACCTAATGTGTCCGCATCAATATTACCAGTAATGCCTGTTATCGGTGTAGGGTTTGTAATAGTAGCTTCTCCCGCATAACCACGACCTACTATAGAACTTACCCTATACACCTTGACATCAAAAGGCAACGTTATACCGTCTGTTATTTGATCAACATTAAAATAAGTAATATTTTGTGCATTGGTAGAAAAAGTACGCACCACGCTATTACTTGTATTTAAAATATCAATTTCATAAGTAATTATTTCAGTACCATTTTGAAAAGGAGAGTTATTTATATAAGGATAATCCCATGTAATTGTTATATTGTCAGCATCATCTATCTGGCTTTCGATATTAGTAGGGGCTAAAGGAATATAATTATTGCCTACTGTGTTGACTGTATTAGTAGGGGTTGCATTCAAATCTTGCCAAGGGGCTATAACTGGTTGGTAAGTAATTGATTGACCTACATTGAGAGTATTGGCATAAAAAGAATAATAAGCCCCATCACCTTTTAATAAAAAGAATTTATCGCCAACGTTGTTATTGCTATTAAAATTTTGCGTATTGAAAATACTTCTTTGCAGGTAATTTATAGTATATCTATCATTCCCTAAAGGTAAAACATCTCTAAATTGTATTAATTCACCTTCCCATACACCATTATTTTGACGAGCTATTAATGCCAAATTAGAACCCGTATTAAATTGACTTGCACTAATTGACGATAAACTGCCACTAAATAATTGTACATTCAAAGTATTAACAGTATCTAAACCAGTTGCTGATGGTAATGCGGTTTCACATTCACCAATCGTAGAAGTAGCTGTGTGATTGACGGAGGCGATATAACTATTACCTCCGTCAAAACTGATATTTACAGTAGTCGGTGCGTCCGCACAGATATAAAGAGTATTCGGTGGATTATTAGGATTGATAACAGGAATATCAAGAAAATAAACATCAGGAATGCCATTGTCTAAAGGATCAATTAAAGAGGGGAATGAATTACTGTTAGGTGGGTTTGTTGAGGTGTAAAGGAATGCCCCAAATCCGATATAGCGTCTTGCTGATACTTCAATCGTATAGTCTGGATTTAAAGTTATTTTTTCTATCTGTACAATTTCCCCGTTTGGTAATTCTACTATTCCTAAAAGTTCTAAATAAGGATAGTACGGAGCTGGCAACTTAAATGTATAACTGAAACGCTGTCTAGTAGTTACTAATTTTAATATTTTTCTAGCTTGTTGCCTTGCTTCATAAGGATTTGTAGAAATTTGAGTTTCTATTCTAAAATCATTTTCTTGAGTATATTCTTCAAAATGTTCTACAATCTCATCAACATCATATTTTTGATTGTTATTATAAAATTTTAGACTAGCTTTATTTGGTAATTGGCTTTTGGCTGTTCTAGTTACTTCAAATATTCTATTTTCATTTACAGCCAAGTAATGATTAGTAGGAAAAATATTTGGCGTAAGAATACCCCGATCAAAAGATTTGAACATTATTACTCCTTCCCCAGATTCCACTGCGGTAAAAAGGTAAAACTGCATCAAATCTTCTAATACTTTCCTTGATGATTCTCCATTCTGACTGACTAGCAACCCCTCATTTAAAACATATTTACCAGCTATATCAGTTACATCTATACGATCAGAAGGCACTCCTGCACTTTCACATATATCACGAACTACTAAAGAAACATCGGGATTAGCCCCAAACTTTTCGCCTAATAAAACAGCTCCTATTTGTGTAGGTATTTGATTACCATATACTTCTAAAGGAACATCTTTAAAACCTATATAACAAACGCCTTTGTACGCAATTTCTGCCTCGTCCCCCGTTTCAATGGTTTGCATCGCTGACCATGGCTGAGTTTGCGTACCATCAAAAAAAGTACAATATTCTTGAAAAAAAGAATGATCCGTTGTAAATTCTTGCCCATTCACAATTACCCTTTCTAGGCTTACATCACCCTCACAAAATAAAACAGCCCATGTCCCATAAACTTTCTCAGTTTCATTTTGTTGCCCCCCTTTTCCACCTCCTCCGCCACCTTTACCACCTTGAGATGTAGTTTCAGTCTCAATGCGATACATTTTCTCAATCGTATCAGGCCAAAATTTGTTGCCTTCTAATCTGATCTTGCCATATATTTTGGGTATGGGTGAATCGTACTCTGATTTTGGAACTCTTAAACTTGTTTCTTGTTTTTGTTTTTTTTGTGGTGTTGTAAATAAAGGAGATATTGCACTGACGGCTAAAGATATTCCTAAACCAATTATTGGATCAAATCCCATTATCTAAACCTCCAGATACTGTGGAGTTTACGCAACCAAACACCATCAAGATTATGTTCGATAACTTTGCCAACTCTGTTTTCGGAATGAATAATAGTATAAGGGGCTGTAATGATACCTACATGGGTCGAATAACCACTTACTTTAAATATAGCTATATCCGTACTATCCATAAGATTCAAATCACCCTGATCTTTGCTGTAAAGTATCTGGAAATTATCAGCTATATAATCAACAATTTCATTATTGCGTGAGATACGATTATAATTTTTAGGGATAAGTGGTAAATCACAACCGTATTCTATAGCTACCGCCATTAAGAAATTTACACAGTCAACACCAACTCCTTTTATTTGTTGATCATGTTGCCATTTAGTGCCTAACCAACTTCTCGCTATTTTTATAAACTTTTCTTTATCTATCATAGATCACCATAACACCTTATGTAATCCATTATATTACATAGCTAAAAGCCAGTAGTAGGATTACTAGCAACAATGTCGATACCAGGTAATTTAGGAAAAGCTCCATAGTTAGGTAAGTTATCATAATCACGACAAGCAGCAAGGGATTTATCACAGTGACGAGTTAAAATGACATCACAACCAATATCGGGAGAGTAAGGTAAATTTTCACTTATGGTAATATTTAAACCTTGAGCCTCTTCTATATAAAAAGCTCGTTGGCTAAAATTCCCGTTGGCGAATTTTAATTCTCCATATTTATACCCTGACCAATTATCCAAACCGAAGCCGACTTGTAAAACATGAGTATTTATAACACCTGTCAAGACTGCTGAAACTCTCACATTACTATCAATTACCCGATTACAAGCATGACCTGATGTACCCTGACTTAAGAATTGATGACGGCACAATGAGGTAGTTTTTTTAGAAACGGAATTATTTAATTTTTCAGTTGAGCCTATTGTTTGAAATTGGTAAGTACGACTGCCAGTAGGTAAATAGCCCAAAACATAATCTCCGAAATAGCCATTAAATGATTGGCTAACAATAGTGTCACTTAGCCAATCATAAAGATAAATATCCACAATTGCATCATCATATAAACCTCGTCTTATATCAGTTTCATCTACATAAAAATCATTAGTAATACTTTTTGTCTCAATATTATCTACGTTTAACTCTGCTGTTTTCGTGGTAGAGGTTGATTCAAAAGCTATCGTGGGTGTACAATTTACCCCATTTATTGTTAATTGACGATCATGGTTTGTAAATCCTAACTTGAAATTATCACTCCTCGTAATGATCCAACATCTACAAAAAGTAGATTTTAAAAACTGGTTTTCTTCTATGAATTTTAAATTATTTATTTTTGACATCTGTACTTCCCCGTCTTCTGCATAAACTAAAGTTTGGAAAGACGGGACTTCTGAAAATCTAAATATAGAATCGATACTAGCTTCTATATCTTGTATTTGAAAATTTGACCAAGTACCTATTCCTAATCGCAATAAAATTAAAAGATATTCTTTGATTTCTTTGTGAACAGTTAATTCGGGAAACTCAAATTTCCTACGAGCTGAATTTAAACTTTGTCTTGATTCAAAACCAGATTCAGATTGGAAAATATCCGTTTTTGTCATCAAAGGTATTTGTGTTTGTAATTCTAAAGGAATTGATAAGTAATGGTTATATGTTTGCGTCAAGTTATTAGTTGCTTTTAATGATTCTGTTTTTACTTCCAGTATTCTTAAATCTGGTATAGAATACACTTGTTGTTGAATTTCTTTATCATATGTTTGTATGCCAATAGGTAGTATATCATTTTCAAAACGGCATAATAGACTGAAAGTTCCTGTCCAAGTTAAGTTGGCATTAGCACCATTGGTTATTTTGCCATCAGAGCCAAAAGTCAATGTATTTGTAACATCTGTATTCCCATTAAATACTTGGATACTGGAAAGGTCAGGATAATTAATAGGTCTGATAATACTGAACGTCCCTATATTATATTTTTTGCCAAATTGATATTCGCCTTCGTACTCATAAACAATTCCTTGACTATAAACTAATGCACCTAACACACCAAACCCCGTATAGAAAGGTTGAGCTGTTGCTATGTAGTCAATAGGGTCATAAAAATTGAATTGTCCCTCACTACCTTTTATTGTTGTAAAAAAATTTCTAACGTATTCATAGATAACCTGAGGTAATACTGAATTTGTAAAAGAAAAAACGCCTAATGGATATATCCATTGAGCGTTCATATAATCAATTCCACCTACAGTTTCTTGTAGTGTTGTTTTCTGATATTCATAAGTCACTGTCAAACCCATGTCAGGCTCTAATTCTAATATCGGCATTTATCTATGTAGTATCTTTAACTACTATGATAACACGGGAGTATTTTTTTCTGTATAAACGATCTCACCATCAAAAGATTTCTTTAATCTAGTAACTAAATCTAAAATATCGCTACCTACCGTAAAAGGTTCAGCAACGTTATCAAATAATTCTTTAGCTTCTTTAATCAACTTTTTATTGATTATTTGTTGCCTTAATTCCAGTCTTACTTTTAAGAGATATTGAGTTTTTTTGATTGCTTTATCCTTATCTGATAAGTTGCCTAATTGTGTATCTATTTTCCGATCAATTGTTTCTTCTGTTATGGTTTCCCCAAATAATAATTTATAAGCGGAGGTTACATCAAAAATATTATTTGTCATCAATATTTTTTTATCTTTAATTAATTGCAAAGTTTTTTCCGCTTTATAAAATACATTCACCTTGCCATTAACAAATAATTTATGAATGTTATCTAAAGGTATCTTTTTTGTATCTATGACATGACAATATTTTTCTGAGGCAATTATTAGATAGTTTTCATACTCACCAATGGCGATCGCCTGTTCATCATTAAATAATCGAAAAGTGTTGTCTAATTGATAATCTTCTTTTATCTCCAGATAATCTACAACGGCACAAATTTTGTCTAACTTTAGTTTTAGATTACTTTCTAATTGTTCAATTGCTTTTTCCACAAGAAAAGAATAAGAGATTTTTGCATAATTAGCCATAAATTCTTTTACTTCTTCATCGCTACCAATATTTAGTAAAGTTTCTAAATACCATTTATGGGCTTTTACCCCTTCTTTAAATTCTTCTGTGCTGTAATTCTCTATATCTGACCAATACTCAATGGTTTCCGACTCAACTGTTTTTTTAGATTTAATCGCTAAAGTGAATGGTTTTGTACCAAATGTCTTCTTTTCTGTTTTTAGTATCATCTTTATTTTTTGTGTATGTTTTTTCATATTTTACAGCAAAAAAGTACTTTTTTGTTTATCAGAAAAAAATTTTTAGAGTGATTCAAGATAAAATATAAATTATCAAAAAGAAAAGAAAGAAGAAATAATCAAATGAATGAGATAATTTTAGTAAAACAAATGAAACAGATTACTAGAAGGATTTATCTTCAAGTAATTAATAGAAAAGGGGAATATAAAATTACAGAGCAAAATTATCTAAATATTTTTGCTCTGTGTGATGATTTTTTCAAGATTATTTTCAGCCAAATAGATACTTATAAAATAGATAAATCTTTGTTTCTTGATTTTATGAACTTTCAAATGCAACTTAATTATTGTTTTGAAATGATGATCGAGAATGAAATGACAACAAAAGAAATACATGATTTAATGGATAAAGAAAAAGAATATCTTAATTTTATTTTTCAGTCTATAACTAACCTTGACATTTCAGATTTGTAAAAATCCGCTGAACTATCCACTTTCAAAAATATCTTTTATTAAAAAAACTTTGGCACAACTATTTAAAGTTGTGCCAAAGTTTTTTTAATAATTCTTTTCTTTTTTTGTTAATGATATTAACAAAAATTTTTGCTAAAGAGGAAACCTTAGTCTATATCTACCTCATTTGTTTTACCGCTATATTTTTCTTTATCATAACTTTGAAATAATCAAAATTTCAACTATGTTACACTAAATATAGTTGATAGTTAATAAAAAAAATGACAATAATAACTATGGGGAAAGATAGGACTTACTCTTTCCAAACCGATGACGATAATCAAGCGGCTTTATTTGCCAACTTAAAAAAAGACTACGAAAATTTAGAAACGCAAGTAAAGCAATTAAATTTACAAAAAGACGAGAATTTTACTTGTAAATTAGGTGAGGAAGAAGTTGAATATCCTATGGACGGCAAAGGATTTGCTAAATTCAAAAAGGATATGGACAAATTCTATAAAGATAAGGCAAAGTGCGATGCGGAAAAGGCAAAATGCGATGCTGAACTTGCAATGGAAGATGCTAAAAAAAATTGGGCTGAACAATTTAAAACTAAGCAAGATTCAATAGATTCAGAAATTGAAGTATTAAAAGCTGAACTCTCTAATCGTGACAGTATTAATACCCAATCGATCATTGCAGAAAAGGCTAAAGAATTATCGTTATTAGTAAATAAGGCTACCACTATTCTAAATGTAGATAGTGATAGCCTTTTTACTAAATCAGCAGTTGAGATAAAAAAAGATGTGATTTCAAAAATTTATCCAACTCTCAATCTTGATGACAAAACCGAAGTGGCGATCGATGCAATGTTTGAAACTTGTGAATTATATAAAAATGATAGTAAGAGAATCATTGAAGAGCAAAAACAACTTATTAATAATGCCGTCACGGTAAACAATCTTGATACTCAAGATACTACCACTGAAATGACTGCGAGAATGAAATCAATCACTACCGCTTGGGAGAATAAATAATGACAAGTTTATTGAGCAATTATGATTATATGTCACAGCGTCCTAGACTGACTGGACAAATCAATAGCCTTAAATTATCTAGTAGAGATTCAGCCGTCAATGTTACTCAAGCTATCCCTTTCGGGTGCGTAGTGAAATTTGATACTACAAACTCATTCAGTGAACCTAGCACGGGGAAAGTTGTTCTTATTCCTAATGCTACCACTGACAAAATTGCTGGAATTTCTATTCTTGAGTATATCTATGAAGGGAGTGAATATCCTCTTAATTCAGCGTTTCCTTTTGCTACTCTGTGTGACGTTTTAGTATTTAGTGAAACTGCTAATACTATTGGCGACCCTGTTTTCCTCCGTGTTGTCTCTGGTGCAGGTGGCACAAAAGTCGGGTATGGCTTCCGCAATGTGGCTGTATCTGGGGAAACAATTGCTTTACCTAACTGTTATTGGACTGAAACCAATACAGGTACTAACGAAATATCTGAAATTCATTTTGAACGATAGGAGTAAAAGAAAAATGACAACTGCACAATACACAAACGGATTAGTAAAACATTATCTTGAGAATAGACAGTCTATTCATGGAAGTCTTAACTTAGATGATAATGCAATCGCCTTTTTTCAACGACAGTTAGAAAAAGATTTAGGAAAAGTCTTTGAATCCTTAAAGCCTACTTTGACAGTTGAACAGGATATAGTCACCCAAGCTGGTTTACCTTACGGGACTAAATCGGTATTTTATACTGAAGTAGATACAAGAGGAATGGCTAGTATTATCGCTGGTGGTAGTGATGATATTAAACAAGTTAGTATGCTCGGTCAAGAAGTCTCTTATAAAAGAGCCAGATTGGCGATCGGTTATTCTTACTCTCAAGAAGAGTTAGACACCATGTTTGAAGATACTCTTTATAGAAAACCTTTAAATGTCAATGAATACAAATTGAAAGGTTGTATTTATGCCTTAGATGATTTATCTGAAAAGTTAGGCTATTATGGGGATTCAAGTCATGGTATCGTAGGATTATTGACTGATCCAGCTTTAACTCCCGTTATTGACACCTTCAAACCTTATTTGACTACTCAGACTGCGGAGGCTTTATATAATTGGTTTGTAAGAAGTTATTACTATATCGTTCAACAAACTAGACAAAGATTCGCCCCTAATACTTGTTTAATTCCCTTAAAATTGATGATTCGGTTACAATCGGTGCGTTCTCTTTCAGCTAACAATGAAACTGCTTGGGATATGGTCACTAATTTAATGTCACAAATGGGAGTTACTCTTATGAATAGAGAATCTCTAAGACAATCTGAATTAGAATCAAATGGAGTTACTAATGTAGGTGACAACCAAGAGATTATGGTGTTCTATCATAAGTCTCCCGATACTATTTTCAGAATGATCAATGACATCAGAACCCAACCATTCGAGCGTAGAAATCTTAATTTTAGTACGATCATGTATTACGATGTTACAAGCACTATCATTCCCTATAAAGAAGTAGTAAGTATTATTAAATATCCTATTGCAACAACCTAATGAAAACAAAAATTGAATTTCACCCAGAAAGACTCTCGCCGCCAAGACAGGGTGGTTATGTCCTAAGAACAGAAGACTTTGAAACTCTCGCTTTGAAACAGGGTGAGAATATTTTTGAAGTAAGTCTTGTTGATCGATTTAGAACACATCCTAGTTTTATTGAGGCTATTAAAACCAGTGCTATCGTCGTGGTTTGTGAAGAAGTAGAAGAAACTAAAGAGAAAAATATCGGTGACTTCAAAAACGTAAATGATGCAAAAAGAGCGGTCGAGAATAGCTATGATAAACTCAAATTAGAAACTTGGTTAGATCAGGAAACTAAAGGACAAAATAGAAATACTGTCATCAGTGCTATTAAAATAGCAATAGATAAAATAGAAACGGCTAAATTATCTACTGCTTCTATTTCTTAATCTTTTAAAAAAATAAAAAAAGATGATCTGTATACAGATCATCTTTTTTTATTGCCGACTAATCTATTCTAAGAAGTTTTTTAAATTTTTTCTTGGCATCGGCATTATCAAAAATACCGTTATTAATAAGATCAATTTGATTAAATATGGCATCAGTAAGATCAGCATGACTAAAATTAGCACCGTTAAATTCAGCATCGATAAAATCAGCTTTTTTCAATGAACAATAACTAAAATTAGTAACTTTGAGATCAGAGGATAATCCTATTTTCGATCTCAAGAAAATAATTTTATTCAAATAAGAACCATTAAATTGGACTCCTTTTAAATTAGATTTATAAAAATCTGATTTACCTCTAAAGTAGCTACCGTAAAATAGTGAGTTTTCTAAATTGACGTTCTCAAACTCGCTATTTTCAGTTTTCAATCGATTAAAGATAGAACCACTTAAAACAGAATCGGTAAAACTCACTAAATCCCAATTACTATCAGTTGCATTTATTCCTGCTAAATGGCAACCTTCAAAGAATACATTCGCCATTTGTGAATCAGCTAAATTACTCCCACGAAAACTACAATTTCTAAATAGACAATCACAAAAAGTAGCTTTGCTCAAATCTACATCTTCAAAAAAGCAGTCCTCTATTTGAGAACGATCTATTCTAAGCCCAGTCAAATCTTCCCCACTAAGAATCAAGTCTTTTAAATCTTCTTTCGATACCTTTGTAAATGACTTATATTCTGCTAAAAATTCTTCTCTATTCATTTTTTTTTACTCCTATTTTCATTTATTAAATCTAATTCAACCTGTATAGCTGGAATCAAAACAATCAACTGATTTTTTAGGCTTTTTCTTCTTAAGGAATTAGCTAAATAAAAGTCATCGGGATGGGTATAATTTTCTATTCCAAACTCTCTCAAATATTCTTCGGCTTCCTTATCATTCACAAAATCAAAACTATGTAAAAAAGGAAACAACCCATCTATTACAGATTTTGCTTGTATAAAAGCTAATAAGGGCTCTATATACGATGCTTCTAAAGGAATCACCGACTGAACTATCTCAACTATTTTCTGTTTATATTTATTCATTTTTCAATCCAAACAATATTCTACTGTTTTTACATTAGTTAATACTTTTGTTTCCCAAAACTTCTTACATTTTTCTTCTCGTAAGTCATCGTAGGTCAAAGACAATATTTTATCATCTTTGAAAATATCAACACCATCTCTAAATATCTGTAGTTTAAACATATCTCTTTTTATCAAGTACACTTTTGATTATACAGAAATATCTTAAGAGTGTTAATCTATTTTAATGATCTTTATTTCTACTACGGGGTAAATTTCTATTATATCTACTCCTAACGCAATGGCGATAAGGTTTAGGTTATCTTTAGCTATCGTCGGCACTAATCCTGTTTCTATTTTCTCTAACAAGCCATTACTAATGCCTGTTAAGTCTGCTAATCCTTTTCTAGTTACATTTCTAGTTTTTCTTAAGTTACTTAAATTCACTCCTAACGATTTATCCCATCTTAAAAAAATAGCGTTTTCTAAATGTACGGTAATCATAACATTATATTTAATTATTTTCTGCATTTTAGTTTAACATAGTTTTATAAACAATTTCATTTTAAGGAAAAGAATGGATTTACAATTAGGATTTTTGGCAGAGGAAAATGAAATCATAGAGACTGAGGTTAAAGTAGAAAAAATAGAACAGCTCGTATTAACTCAAGGAATAATTGAACCTAGAAAAGCAAAAGAAGATAGTACAGCTTTAAATTATTGGAAGTCATGGAAGCCTAAAGATAGAAGTAAGTTAGGGAAAGCTGATCACACTTACAAATTAACTCATGGTTGGTTAATGCCTTATTTAGTTGGCATTGACGAGTTCACAAATAAACGTTGGGAATATTGGGCAAAAGTACAAAGATTATCGCCCGTTGCCTATTATGAATATTTAACTAAAGGTGTAACTGATAAGTTTGTAGCGGAAGCTATACACTGTCACGATTACCCTGAAATAAGTTTTTCTGAAGATACTACTACTTTAAATTATCTTAATTCTGTTATTGATTTAATTTGTGGCGATCGCTCAATTAGCGGAATAGATGCTTTTGAATTTCTATTAGATTGGTTATTATTTGGGTTCGGGCATGAAGATTTTACAGAATTACCAGAATCCCCTTCTCGTGACAAGGCAATAAATAAGAAACTGTATGAATATTTTGATTTATTCCCTTTGTTAATAAATCCTTATGATTATTTTGGGCTTATGTTACCTGAGTTATTTAATCAAGGGCGTAATCAAAAAGTTGGTTTTTTCCCAACTCCTATGACTATCTGTATCGCTATGACTGAAATGATTAGCGGGAATGATAAACCTACTATTCAAAGATTTCAAGAATCGTCAGCTGGTACTGGAAGTCTTGTTTTAGCATGGTCAAAAAAAGGATTATGTGCAAGTATCACAGAATTATCTAATACTTGCACTAAGGCTATTTTGGTTAATTGTTATCTTTACGCCCCACAATACGCACGTCCTTTATTTTATTTAGCAGAACAAAGTACTTTTATTTGTGGGAATGCTCTCAGTAATGAGATATTCCACGATTACCACGCTAAATATAAAAAAATAATTGCTGATGATTTCCGAAATCATTTTGCTGTTTTAACTAAAAAATAAATCAAGCTCTGCTTTTCTACGACGGTCAAGTCCTGCGGAGGGCTTCCCGTTTATTTTATTCCACCTTTTTAATTCTGTCTCAGCACTTTGATAATCTTTTCGATTTATTTTTTTTCGAAGAGTTGATTCTTTAAAAGCATTTAGTCCTACATTAAAAGCAAAACTTGTTAAAGCTCCTAATTGTTGTTTAGTTAACGGCACTGTTACCAAATCCTCTATTTGTTTTGATAACTTTTCTAACTCAAGATAAAGCATCCCTTCCGCTTTCACTCTATTCATAGTGTCACTCATTTTTACTGATTTCCCATTTACTCTTGTAAACCCATAACCAATCGTAGGCACTCCCGCAGGACATAAATATGCCTTCTCCCTAAAACTTTCAAACTCCTTCACTAAATCAAATGCTTTTTTCTCTATCATTTTTAATACTAATTGTAGTAAGGCATATTACAATTCTATTTTACATCTATTTTCCATAGGCTTTTTTCTATGCTTATTGTATTTACGATAGAGAAAAGCCAATTGACGAGTTCCTATCAACAGGTTACCTGATATTAGGTTTCCTGTTATTAGGTTACCTGTTAACAGGTTTTCGATATACATAATTAAGATCAATAAACTCATAATTAAAAAAATAAAGATCAAGTTAATTATGCAAAAAATTTATTTTTTCTTTTTTTCTGTTTAAGAAAAGAAGCCATTGAAAAATAACTAATTATTCTCTGTATTGCTGATTATTTAGCTAAATAAGGCTAATGAGGTAAGTAAAGGATTAATCATACTTAAAGAAACTTTAAAAGAGTAAAATAATGAAATAAAGCAATGATCAAATAAAGAATGAGAAAAGAGCAAAGACATCCGTTAGCACATATTGACAGGCAAATAGTCAAAAGTTTTTTTGTGGAAGGAATGAGTGATTTCAATTTGACTGAATTAGCTCGGTTAAAAATCCATCACTATAATTTTTCAGGTGCAACCGATATACGATTCGATCTCGATAGCATTATGAATCAATGGGAATTAACTGAAGATTAACTTTACGAAAAAACTAAAGTAATTTATGCGAAAGAGATTTTTCTAATTTCGATTCTGAGAGTGAAGAAGATTGGAGTTAATAAAAAACCTCCTCTGATCGGGAGGTAAAATAATTTAATTAATAGGTTATAATGGAAACAACAAAACCCGACACAGCTCTGCTAAGTATCTGCAAAGAATCGGGTTACTCAATTTTAGGCTTTGGCTAGTGCACCGTATTTTTTATCTAAATAAACTGGCATTTTAAGGGGGACATATATTGTCTCCAAACATTGTGCAAAATATCCTAATTCACAGAAGTCATAGGCTTTTATAACCCGTGTCCCACGATGATTGTCAAGATGATAGATAGCCGTACTACTTTCAACTGCCCATTCTTTACTACTGCGATACGAACTCCAATGAATACCAACCGACCCATCGAGTAAATCAAATATATCTATTGGATAACCTAGCTTTTCTACTCGCAACATCAAATAGTTTGCTTTTTCTGCGATGCACCAAGTATTAGGTTGCTTAACTAGATTTTTCTCTAAATCCATAATGCGATCTGAGTAAACGGTAATTGCTTTTTTAGGTTGCTCAACTGAATAACTACCAGTTTGTCTAATACTTGGTAAGATTTCCTCAAATACCCATTTTTGAAATTGTTTAGCTGTTTCTAAACGAGATTTAAAGATTAGTTGATAAATACCAGCCTCTTTAGTAATTATCAATACCTTCTCAATTCTTGGCTTGTTTTCCCCATATCTGATGGTGGGCATTTGATGTAATGTCAAATAATCTGGATCGATTAAGTCTTTTATCGCTGTTTTGGGAGTAGCATAACCTAATGCTTTTGCTACATCGATCGCCACTGGATTACCATCTACAAAACGAATATCTTGACTATCAAACTGAAATCGTGTTAAATTCATATTAACTCCTAGTTGCTTAACTACTTTTAGGGGTTACGGAATGATATACAGCAATTCATAATTAACAGTTATGGGTTGCTTTTCCGTTTCTATAACTATTTATATATAAGTCTTTGAAGATTTTAAATCTACTTAATTAGTCTGTAATTCTAACTGTTCAATTTTATTTTGGTTGCTGATATTCTTTGATTAATTATGTTTAAATATTCTTCTTCTTTTTCGATTAGAACATAATTAAAACCTGTTTCTATTGCACTTACTGCCGTTGTACCACTGCCTCCAAAAGGATCAAGTACAATTCCATTAGGGGGAGTAATTAACTCGATGAAATATGCCATTAAATGCCGTGATTTAACTGTCGGATGATCATTATTGACTAATCCTTTACAATTCCTATCAGTTGTGGATGCTTTGGCTTTGTAGTATATGCTATTGACTGTATCTGTATCAAAAGGTAAGTTTTTAAAATATCTCGCCGCCGTTCCTTTATCCTCAAAATAAACACCGCTTTTATACGGATTACTTTTAAATTTTACTGAATTATCCTTCGTGTATGTATCGTAATTATAGTCACTTGCTCTACTGACAGATTCCCCACTTTGATCGCCAATAACATTAACAGGACAATCTTTAGCGTGATTATTTTCTTGGCAGTTAATACCACATGATAAAATTAAATTAGCTGGATAAAGACCGATGTTAGGATTGTGACCATCTTCTGATCCTGTTTCTTTTCCTAGCCCACTGTGATAAATATTAGTCTTCTCTTTTTTTTGAAAAACCACAAGGCACTCTTTTATTAGTACCAATCCTACCTGCATCAATATTTAATCCGCCCGTACCGTGTTTAAGAATATTTCTAACAATACTAGATTCTGAACATTTTTTCTGCCCCAACCACCAACCTTCGATCGCAGGTTTCAACGCAGGAGTTTTCCAACCATCCCATCGCTTTGCTAATTCACTTGATGATTTTGTGATTTTAGGGTTATCTTGCCATGAACCACCAAGTGCATTCGTACCATCCTTACATCCCCTTGCGGATGTAAGGATGCCTATAACCTCTCTTTCTTCTCCTAACATCCGATCAATCTGCTTACTCACATCTTGCCCTTTTTGAAATCCGCCGCCATTTGCATGGTGTACAATGTCAATAATTCTAAAACCAGCTAATTCTAAAGCCATACCAGTCCAGTGAGAGGTTCTAGGAATACTCCATACTAAACCAATTGCACCAGGCTTCATGGTACGCATGGCTTCGTTCATTACCTCTGATAACCAATTAATCCAATTAAGCATACCACCCTTGTTATCATCCCATTTCATGGACATAAAGCTGATCGAAGAAGGTGGATCAGTAATTAAAGAATCAAAATAATTATCGGGGAATGTTTTTAATACTTTTAAACAATCACCATGCAAAACTTGGTTAATCATAGATAAAAAACAATTTTAATACTCTTGTAATACAATAGATTACAAGAGTATTAAAATTGTGAGAATTAGGTTAGGCTATTCTACTGTTTGAGAATATTTAATTTGCCCGACAGGATCAGAATTATAAAAAAGATCAATCAGAATAGTAGTTTTTTTTTTGTTTTGATTGGTTGCACTTTAAAGGAGATCATTGATTTATTAGAAGCTGTTTTTGTATTATTCCCTTTTATTAGGAAATCTGAAGATGATATAGAAACTTTGAATATATCTTGCATCTTACAAAATAATTCAATCTTCAAAACATATAATTTATCTTTCTGTATAGGGGATAAATACCAATCTTCCCCATCTTCTCTTAATAATAATTCTATATTTTTTATCATAGTTGTGTAGTTGTTTTTAAGTTAGGTTAAAGTGATTTTTCTATTAGTTGCCAAATATTTTTATGAACATAAATAGCCCGTTGTTTGCATTCAAGAAGTAAATTTTTAACGTAAGGATTTTTAGAGTCAAAATAATAAGCGGCGATCATAGTTAGAAAATTATCGGTTTTCATCTTTAACATCTCAACAAGAAATAGGAAAATATTAAAGTAACGAGGATCATCGATATGATCTAAAACTGATTTTTCGATAAGATCATTTTCATAGATATATTTAGCAGTGAGAAATTCTTGTAAAAAGACATGAGAGAAAAAATAAACATCATCTTCTTTAGACAAGATTCCTTGCTCACAAAAAGTCTTTACTAATTCTATCACGTCAATATCGGACATCCCGAGGCAATCATCAATATAACCTTGAGCAGTCAATAATAATTTATATTCTTTAAAAGTTGCTTATTAGTAGAGAAAAATTTATAAGCAACTTTTGAAAGTAAAGCAAACTCTCTTTCAAATTCTGGATAGCAACGATCCCCGTCTAAAAGTACTTTAAATATATCTTCATAAGTACGTGTCAAAGAAGAAGATGTTGTCAATCCATCGTAGGGATTTTTAGCTTCTCTGAATATAGGATTATCAGCTAAATGTTTTAATGAGTATCTGTCTAAACTTTTTAGAAATTGTGCAATGTCTTTTTTGATTTCTTTCTCTTTTAACAAATTTTTCATTTTTTCTGTTAGTTGTATGTTTTATAAAATAAGTTGGTAATACAATATTGTATTACCAACTTATAAAGATTAGGTTAGGGTAGCAATTAAAAATCAATACCAGCTTCGGATAAAGTAGCCATATCTTCAGCAGTTAGATTAACTACCCCATTCTCATCAACTGGGGGGTGTGCATAACTTTTTAACTGAGGTAAAAAACTATGCGCGTGAGATAAAGTAGAGTGATTGTTAGGCAAAACTAAACTACTGAAATTAGCTTCGGTTATTTTCTCATAACCTTTAACCACAGTAGCTTCAGAAGTTAAACCATTATTATCACCAGATAACTCTCCTTCTATCAGAGTAGGACAGAAGATAAAGCGAGATGTGAATTTACAAGTCGGTGTTTGTTTTGGCAAAATTTTACCAGTAATTTGTTCAAACTGTTTAAGACTATCATTAATATATTCAGTATATGCAGTCTTGATCAATGAGTGGGCTTTCCCTTTAGTGCGAAATACTAAAGGAGTGTCTGATAATAAATTGTTATCTTTATCTACAAATAAGACAACTAAAACACTATACATTTCAAAGTCAGTCTTATTAAAATCATTTTTTTTGTAGTAACTTACTTTTTTCGTTTCTTTCCCTTGCATTAATAAAGGAGCTGCTACAACCTTAATCTCGTTACTTACTAAAGCGTCTTGATAACCATTTAAAATAATCATACGGGGGGTACGACTGAACCACATCTTACCCGTAAATTTCTTTTTATCTTTATCTTTTAGTTTTACATCTTCTAAAGCCCAATTTTCATCTGGTTTAAAATCTATCGCTTTCGCTATATCTTGATTAATTGCAATCCCATGATTATCACTTTGTGGATTAAATAATTGACAGTGTGGATAGCCTTTTTGACTTGAAACGAACTCACTTACATCTACACCATAATCGGCAACATTTATTTTAGTCATTTTTACTTTTTTGTTAAGAGTTGTTATAACTTCAATTATAACAAAAAGCCTTGAAAATAGCAAAGGGAAAAGACATTTTTCTTTAGAAAATATAGAAAAAAGATTAATGCTACCAAAGCTAGGTTGTTTTAAAATTCTATGATTGTTATAATTCTAGTTATAATAAATGATAAGGTTAGGTTATGGCAAAAAGAATAATACCAATTGAATTAATGGAGAGGGCAAAACAAAATAATATTCCAGCAATTACAGTTTACAAAAGAGTACAATCTGGTATCTCTATGAATGATGCTGTAACAGTTAAAGATATTAGAAAATATTTTAAAGAGCAAAATACTAATTTAATATCTTTTCATTATGAAAACAAGAAAAAATTAGTCTCAAAAATTAAAACATCCGAAAAAACAGCCTCAGAGTTTATATCCGAAGCCATTAATTTTTATTTACAATATTTAGAAAACAATGAACAATAAAATTGCAATTCACCCAACTTTACAGAAGTTTAGAGAAGATACTTACAAGGCTATTATCAGAAACGAAGCCTTAGCTAAATTAAAACAAAAAAAAATAATTCCCTTTAAACCTAAAGAAGATTAACTATAAAACCTAGCATTTAGCTAGGTCTTTCTCTTTTTAATAATTTATGCCTTCTATATTTTCTACTTGGTGATCGTATAGTTGAGCATATTCGATTAAGTTATTTACCCCCAAAATATTGAGATATTTATAGACGTGTTTACAAGCTACTTTGTTTGTTTTGTAAGCAATCTCTAAAAAAAGATAATCGTTACATTCACATTCAATATGATTTTGCATCGGTACTAAAATATAACTATTAACATTTTCTTTATTATGTGCGATATACTCATTATTCCCGAAGCAATGAATCTCAACTTCATTTACTCTTGCTTTTCTGTTTTTTATAATGACTTTTTTTATTTGTTTTTTAGTAACCAAAGAAATTTCATCATTTTTTAAAATCACAATACCGACATCACTCGCATCATAAGCAATTTTTCTTATTTCACTTTCTTTGATTTCTAAATACTGCGATACATTTTTTTTGTTGAAGACTATTTGTGACATTTTTCTTATTTACTCTATATTTGTTACCTCTTATTATAACATATATATAATAAAAAGACAATGTAAAAAAACAGGGATTTTAAAAAAAAGTTAGGCAACAAAAATAGAAGTACCAATAACAAGTTTTAATAAATTCCAGTAACTCATGCCATAAACAGTTTGTTTGTAATAATCAAGATTTCGTTCAAGTAATTTTAAATCTATACTCCTGCCCTCTTCAATAGCTCTTAACGCACCACCTAAAGTTAGGTTTTCCATTCTTTCTAACTCCAATCGGTGAGCGGTTAAAAAGCCTTGTGCTATCGTTTTCTGTATCTCGACTGTCCAGATTCTACTTGTTAATAAGGATTCACTCAAGAGTAATTCAGATGCTACTATTTCATCATCTACATCATTGAATACTGTAAATCTTGTTTTAAATTCAGTTACATTCATTTTTTTTGTTTTGGCGATCGCTTTCTATTTTGATTTGTTCATTAATTAAATTCCCAACGGCTAACCAATAACTCCTTATAGCTTCGGTTGTGCTTTTTTCTTTATACTTTTTATATTTGAACATATACTTTTTATCTTTAAATATTTATCTATTTTAACAAACAGTAAAAAGGCTTCTGGAGTAAATCAGAAGCCTTTTTACTGTTTGATTATTTAATAATTGTTAAGGTTGTAGTTTCTGGTAGTTTCACGTTAGGATATGCAAAACGCCAAGCATCATGAGGATAAAGTAGTTGATAAGCATATCTTGCGGACGGTACTTTTTTGATTTCTAAATTCATCTTTTCAGAAACCGCTTTTAATCTCCGCCAACTAAAGTTTTTCTCACTTATGTTATTAAATTTGGCTATACGGATAATTGAGGAATAATCAAAGAGTTCATCAATTACTTCCGCTTGACGTTCTAAGTCTTTTTCTTGATCCTCAATGATAGATTGTTTAAGCTCATTCTCTAAAGCTAATCGTTCTTTTTCTTCTTCTTGTGCTATTAAAGCAAGTAAAGCTTCTTTGTAGGTTTTAGGCATTAGTGAAGAAACCTCTTTTAATGCTTTTTCTGCTTCGATAAAATATTTACGAGTATTTTTCCCTATCGCTGAGCGGGATAACATACAGAGTTCTTTCAAAGCATCACAAGTTAAATTAATTACTTCAGAACCACGACCACCAGTGCTTTTCAACATTTTGTTAAAAAGATAATCGGTTTCCTTTTCTAAGTAATTATCTATAGCTCTTTTTGCACTTGCTTTTGTAGCATATCCTGCTACTTCCCATGCCTCATCAAGATCAACAGGATATTTATTCCCCTCTTTCTCTTTCCTCAACCATTCATCTACAATATTTGAGTAGGACTTGGAATTTAAACTTGAATCTGCCATAATAGATATATCTCCTAAGTTACTTAATTATGTTTAGGTGGTACAGACGTTATTAAAAGCGGATTCTTAATCAAAGCTAAGAGTTCGCTTGTCTGTTTTTCCTTTGTTTATTGTAACAGTTTTAGGCTATAATTTACGGTTTTATTGAAAAAAGATTACACGAAAACAGGGTTGACATTTTTAAAGAAGCGGATTATAACGAAGGGTATGTTTCCGAATTTATTTAGTGTATGTTTTGGGAAGCTCTGACTATACATCGGGCTTCCCCTTTTTTTTTATGGTAAACTTTCTTCTTCTACAATCTCACTTAATGGCAGTTGACGATCAGGATCAAAAGCGTTATAAGTATTGGCTAAATAAGTTAAAGTTTTGCCTATGTCGGGGATTGACTCTCTTACTTCTTTACCTGTTATTGTTACTATTCTAGTCTCTAATACATTAAAACTAGCACTATATTTAATAAATGTTAAAGTTGCTATTGAGTTGTCATTATCTTGATTGTTTATTTCAAGATTGAAATTAGTCATTAAGGAAATAGATAATAATTGTTTTTCTATATATGGCATAATTAATCTGCTACTATTAGTATTGTAAATGAAGCATCACAGCGAGGAGTTCCATTAGTTGCACCTGGTATCGCTGATACTTTTATTGTTGATCCAGCTTTATATTTCAGATAATTCAAGTTACTCGAATAATTCTGTCCTATTGCTAGGAATATCCTTTCCTGAAATAAATATCTTGGATTATTATCTCTAGTTAATGTTTTTGTGGTCGCCCTTAATCTCACGTCCATTGTGGCTACGAGTGCAGCTACATTCCAATCTAAGAGATAACCTGTATAGCCAACGGGAACAGTAAATCTAGCTGATAGAGACTTATTCCCATTAGCTACTATTTGTTCATAAATGATGGTAGGAGTGCCTGTTTTTCTTAGATTAATAGTACCAGCCGATACTTCTAAAGAACCCCCCTCAACGGCTTCCATCCATTGAATGGCTGTTGCTGTAATACCAGTTGCTACAGGAGTAGTTCCATTTAAGTTAATATCAGGCGATTCTACTAATTCACCTAAAGAGTTTAAATAAGTTATTCTTACCTTACGAGTGCCAGTGCCTAGTAAAGTATCGTTAGCAGAGGTACTAACAACTTCAAGGGCATCTGAAGTTGTTACAGGGGTAAAGTTTTGTTGCCCAACCGCATTTGTTAAAAATTCACAAACATCATGAAGTTGAGTAGTATTAACAAAAACAGTTCGGTTTCCTAAAATAGCAAAAATATAGGCTTGTTTTGTATTTAAGAAACTAGTCGATTGGACTATGTAAGGATCAGCTATTCCTATTGTCTCAATCGGATTTATAGCTACTTGTTGACCGCCAGTTAAAGTAATAATTCTACTCATTTATTACCCAAAATAAATAGGTGCATCAAACTCAAATAAAACTCCGCTTGGTACTCCCACCCCTAATGTTTGCTGAAAATTGCCTACGGTCTGAGCTGGTGCAGTGGTAGTTGCCAATCCTGCTGTCGTCGCACTTAAAAAGTAAACCGCATCCACATCAGCAGTTATAGAGGTGTTTACTCCTTTTGTATAAATTGTAACGGTATCACCTATCAAAAAATTAGCTAAGACAAAACCTTTAACCAATTTATTGACATCATTCGCTATTCCTTTTCTCACCGAAGGAGTTCCGCCGTTATCATAAATATTAACAAAATTACCATCAGTTAAATCTTCAGTAGCGATCGCCGTTTCTACTTGTATTTCAACTCCAGTAGGCATAAAACTAGAATGTATTTTTCCATTAGAATCAGTAGCAATAATTTTATTAGCATCCCCTGATCCTAATGAAGTCGTGATAGCTGAGACTAATCTTGTAGCACCAGTAGTTAAAACTGTCAAAAACTTTAAAGCACTCATAATAAAATTGGATTATTTTGTAGTATAAAAATGGATTTATCAGTAATAGGTTTAGCTATGTGCAATAAAAACACAATTCCGTTATCGATTTCTTGAGTTAAATCACCATTGACACCTAAAAAGATAGGCTTATTTAATTCCCAATTCCAATTATCATTTTCAACAAGTCCATAATTTCTTATGGTTGCTGTTAAATTTATTGGTACAGAAAATAAATTAAGTCCTAAGAAACTATCGCTATGAGTTAGGTTACTTGCCTTCGCTACTTCTAATTGTTTTTGTGCATTAAGAATTACTGGACAATTCAAAGGTAAATTTTCTGCTGCCAAATAAAAGACATCGCTATTGCCAGCTAAATTGAATGTATAATTACCATTTTGTAAAACCTTAATCTCATTCTGAATAGGTTTTACAATAACTGGTTCAATTTCATTCTTAACAATTACATTAATAGTTTCTGAAGTAGTAAACATTTAAGTTACCTCTGGTATAACTTGCACATAACCCCAAGTAGTCCCTACTACTACCCCGTCAGGTGATTCTAATTCTAAATCCCAGACAAAAGTTTTAGAAACAATTAAATCATCTTCATCCCCTTGATACTTTGTAGGCTGTAGTAATGATGTTTGACTAGCTGTTAATTGCAAAGTTATTAATGTATAAGGATTATTTAGTTCGTCTAATTCAGGAAAAGTCAAAGGCAAGAAAGTAAAAGATGCTAATTCTATTCCCCCTCTAGATAAAAATGTATTCCTAATTTTTGCACGGGGATTATATGTTGAAACATCATTAGACCACCATATTGGTAAGGTGTATGTCTTACCTTGTATAATTGCTAAGTTTTCAATAAGGTTGATTGCACTTGCCATAACTAAATTTGTATTACTTTTTGTAGTCTAACATATCGACAAAATCGTACTTGCTAGAATAAATCAAATAAGATATAGTCAAAAATGAGACTTAAAGAGTAAAAAATATGAAAATAAATAGAGTTTGTGAAAAGTGCGGGGGTATTCATATAGTAAAGGCTGGACGTAGTAAATCGAATTATCAGCTTTATCAATGTCAGGATTGCCGTCATAAATTTAGTGAAACAGGACTAAAAATAGGCAGACAAAAAATTAATTTTAATTGTACTCAATGCGGGACAAAAGCTATTGCTAAAGGATTATGCAGAAAATGTTACACTAAATCACTCAATAAAAATAAATTAATTTAGAATGTACCTTGACAAAATAAATCAAATAAGAGACAATGACAATATAAACAAAAAAACAAGTACACAGAGGTTAAAAATTATGAATAACTACGAATTAAAGTTGAACATCGATATAGCTACTATGAGTTACAGAAAACTACAAAAAGAGTTGAGACGTTTAAAAGAAACATACGGAGTGACAAACATTAAATTAAATTCAAAAAGAACAGTTTTAGCCGCCGAATATAAAAGACTAATGATGATAGGGCATGAAGAAAAAGAATCTCCAAAACCAACCTTTAACGATCAAGTAGAAATCGTTGCAGAATTAGTAGGGACTAAAGCTACTAACATTTATCAATTAATGCGTGATCCTATCTCTTTAAAAGAAGCGATTGAGATTATGTCTTGCGATTTAGACATTGAACCTTATCAATTTGGCATTCTAATTGAAGATACTTTCAACATTTGTGATTTAGATTCCTATCTTAATGCAGAGAATGTTGATTTACATTGTTTTCTAAGAGAGATGGCACAAATGACAGAAAAAGAGGTAACAGCAGAATGTGAAGCTAGAAATGCAATTACTTATGCAGAAATAGCAAGAGCTTACGGGATCGCTGCTTAAAATACGAAAACAAATAATACGGAGTAATAACATTGATTGATAAAGCTATTAATAGCTTTATCAATCAATGTGAAAAATTTACTTCCTTTGTTAAAAAAACAAAAGAGCAAGTAATAGAAATGGCAAGTAATGATAGTACTATGGAATCTATTTTTGAATTAGTATCTAATGAACAAGGAATCACACAAAAAGAACAAATTAAATCTTTAACTGCTCAGTTTTCTCTTAAAGATTATCAATCAATCTTATTTGAGATTTTGCCAAACTATACCTTATTTCAATTCTTATTAGATCGGACGGATTTAACTGATGAAGAAGCTTTATCAGAATTAGATTGTTATCACCAATTACAACCTCCTATTTAGACATAGCTTTAATTAAGATTTATTTTGTCAAAAAAATATTTTGAAATACCTTGACAAAATAAATCAAATAAGAGATAATAGTAATATACAAACAAAACAAAAGAAAAGATTATGACTTATAAAGAATTGCAACAAGCATTAAAACAGTTCAAAGTGGAAGGTTTAACATCAGTTAAGTTAAATGCAAGTCAAGAAGTATTACAGGCTGAATACACTCAAGTAATCGAACAAATAGAAATTGACAAGCAACAACAAACAAAAGATGGTTTATTAGCAGTTGATCGTTTTATTGAGATTGTAGAAAAAACTTTAACTGTTAACCTTTATTGTGACTATAAGATAAATTGCTCAATGATTTTGGAAAATAAAGAGATAACATTTAATGAATTAATTTCAAAAATAGCCAAAGATGCGGACGTAAACAGAATAGATTTACTTTTAGCAGTAGAGCAAAACATGGAATATGATTTTAGTTTTAATCTGACTGATTATCGTTATAATTCAATTGAGTACTTTTTAGAAGTCTTTATTTTTCATGTAGTAACAATCGAAAAAAGATTAAAAGAAATAACTCCCCCCGTTTTAGAAATAGTAACTCCAGAAAATGATCCTTCTTTAGATACGGCTATTAAATCTTTTACAAAGGCTATTAATCATGTATTTAAACGATTTGGTAGCAATAATTTTACTACTGAGGAATCTTTAAGATTATCAATGGGTAATGAGGTGACAGTCAATGATTTTATTAAATTTCTTAATCTAAACACTGGTTTTGATCTTACTGAATTTATGGAATACTTAGAATATCATCTTGAGGATCAATACCAATATTTGATACAATATTCAAGTATTGATTATGGTAAATATCCGCTTAAAATGATTTTACAAGATTTTGCTTATTCTATTGATGTTTATCAGTTAATTGCCTAATCATTTAAAAGTTACTTAGAAATTTCTAAGTAACTTTTAAATCTGCCAAAGAAATAGTAATTAAAAATAAAAGAGTTAAAAATGATTGATTTATTATTTGAAGAAGTTAATAAATTTTGTAAAGTAGATAAGGAACAAATTACTAAGCTATATAGACATAAAGATTTGAGAGAATTTCTAAATGAGTTAATCTTAACTACTGATTTTGACTTAACAGACGATTTACAGGCTATTGATTATTTAAGAAGCAATGATCCTACTTTTAAAAAATCGATTCAAATAGCCAATGAATTAGGTATTTATCCAAAAGAGTATAGTTCCGTATTATTAGCCTCTATTTTAAAACGTTTCAATATATCTCAAGCAATACTCAGGCATTTTGAACAATTCCATAACGCTTATAAAAAATCAAAATTAGAAAATAAATAAATAAAACATGATTATTACTCGTGATTTAAAGGATAACATCGATATATTAAATGACTGTGTTTATTGGCTACAAAATCATAATGAAAATAACCTTGAATATAACCGACCTGTTTTAATTAGTGGCTGTCGTTTTATAGCCTATCGTTTCCCTAATAATAATGGACAATTGGCGATCGCCAAAGTCTCAACTGGTAATCCTATTATTAATTCCGCCATAAATATTGTTAATCCGTTTGTGATCGATTTTTATCTTGACTTTGAAAAGGATTACATCATAAACTTCGATCAAGATTTCTCACAAGATTCGATCTACCAATCTATCTATAACCTAACAGTTGAGAAAATTAAAAATTTAAAATCAATACTTATTGGTTTTAAATTACAAAATAGAAAAGCCTTAGAATATGCCAACGATTTTCTCGGTCGTACATACGCACCTTTATTTCAATTAACTGATTTTCTCGGCAAAAGTTTAGATAAAAATGAGCTGTTAGACATCTTTAATCAGCAATTGTCAGATGATGATTACCAACTTACGATTAATCATTTAAAAGCTTTTGAAACACCTAAAACTCTATAGTTTAAAATGCCTTAAATAATATAAACTAAATTTAGGATAAAATATAATGTTTTGCATTATTACTTTAATTAATGTTATGGACACTCAAAACAACCCACAATTTAGCATCGAAGATATTGCCTATTTTAAATGGGATAAATCAAAAGGGCTTATTTTGAGAAAATTACGCACCGAAAAGAATTTAACCATGAAACAATTATCTCAAAAAATATCTTTACTTGGTGTTGAGTGCAGTGTAGATTATCTTGGTACTTTAGAACACGGCAGAGTTGAAAGTCTCAAAGTGGATAAATTGTTAGCAATAGTACATTGTTTAAATGCTTCCTTTGGTTATTTTTCTTCTAAATCATGAATCTTTTTTTATTTTCCCTTGACATCGTTTTTAAAACACGGCAAGATATTAATATGAGTTAATCAACTCTAAAGAACCTTGACATAATCACAAATAATTAAATAAGGAAAGGGCAAGATGATGTCTTTAGAATTGATTACTAAATACCTTTCAGTTTTGGATAACAACCAATTAGGCAAAGCTGAAATAAAAACGTTGGTGAATCTCTTAAAAGAATTTGAAAAAATACCTTCTGAAATTGAGCGGTTTCAATTAAAAATTATAGAACTTATTGATGACAAGGCGATAAGTGGCTACATCGAGTTAGATGATTGGCTTTATCACATTGAAAGAAATAAACTCTATAAAATAATCTCTATCGATCCTGCCACTCAAAAGAGTTTATCGAATTAGAAAAAGAGATTGAAGACAGTCGAGATAAGCTAAATGACTATATACGGACTGAAAATGAACAAATATAGAAGTTATGCTTAAAAATGCAGGAACTTTATGATCGTTTAGCTTCAGCAGTTGAAAACCAAACAGCTATTAATTCAGACGGCTTTGTCTTTGTTAATAAAAACAATAATTTTTATCACACAGTAAACAATAAAGAGAAATAAAAATGCACATCCCAAACAGTCTTTTAAAAGACTTGAATATCGGAATAGTAACTTATCACGGTTATCAAATAACTTACCGTATCAAAGATGGTTATGTCAATGCTACACAGATAGCACAACTCTTTAATAAGATAGTTTGGGAGTGATTACGTTATAACTTAACTCAAGAGTGTATCAATACTTTAGAGATTGAATTAAGTACGGATAAATTAACCGAAATTGGTTTAGGCTCACCCAAAAATGGGGGAGGTCTTTGGATTCACCCTAGTTTAATTATTTCTTTAGCAAAATGGATAAAAAATGAAGAGTTTATTTATTGGTGTGAAAGTGAGTTCACTAATAAAAGAAAATTAGTAGCTTAGAACGATTGCCACAGCGTAAGTCACTAAATACCGCTACAAAAAGATAGTCTCAACTGAAACTTGAGACTATCAATAATTAACCTTTCACAGGAGTGAATAATGATTTTAACATACAAAGACAGTGAAATTCAGCAACGAGATCAAGATAGTTATGTAAATTTAACTCAAATGGCAAAAGCGAACAATGTCAGAGTTTCTAACTGGTTGCAGTTAGAAAGTTCAAAAGCCTATATTCAGGCACTTGAAGCCGATACGAATATAATCGCATCGGAACTTTTGATCATAAAGAAAGGTTGTAGCTTTAAATTTTGAACAATGGATAATGCAAAAACAGCGAAGAGGAAAAAAGATAATCGGAGATATATATATTTTCCTTGACAACGGGAATAATGCCTACAAAATCGGATTTACTACTAACTTGAAGGAAAGAGAAAAGCAACATAAAACAAGCAATCCTTTTCTTGAATTAATTAAAGTTTATTCTTCTCAACGAATAGAGAATGAACAACTGTTACATCAAAAATTAAGAGATTATCAAATCAAAGGAACTACTGAATGGTATGTAAAAAAGCCACAAGTTTTGAGAATTAAATTAACTATTCTCAAAACACCCCAAATAGATTAGATAAATTGACCACAGCGTAAGTCATTAAATATCGCTAAAAGATAGTCTCAAATATCAGTTGAGACTATCACTAATTAACTTTAATAGGAGAGTAGATTATGATCTTAACATACAAAGACCAAGAAATTCAGCAACGGGATCGAGATGGCTATGTGAATTTAACTCAAATGGCAAAAGCTAACGAAGTAGAAGTAAGTAATTGGTTGAGACTAGATAGCTCAAAAGCCTATATAGAAGCGTTAGAAGCCGACCTTCAGATATGCAGATCGAACCTTTTGATCGTGAATAAAGGGGGAATTGCTAATCAACAAGGTACATGGGCGCATCCTTTAGTAGCGATCGCCTTTGCACAATGGATAAGCCCACAATTTCATATCTGGTGTAATAAATGTATCAAAATAATTTTTGAAACTGGTAGTTATTCTGTTTCAAACGTGAAATCCGAACCTATACAACAACCAATAATCCCTGTTCATGTTGTTGCTTTAGAAAAATCACGAGCGATTACTGAAATTGATAATTCATTATCTAATAAACACCCAAGACTTGCCCAACTTTTAATTGATCATATTGTTTCTGACCTTATAGGAAGTGAAAAGTTATTAAATGGCGATCGTCTTCGTGGTGTTGTAGAAATTGCAGAAGCAATGGGTTTTAAAAATGCAACTATCAAACGTTGTAATTTAGGCAAGTACGTTAAACGATTATGTGGACATTTAGCTAGTCAAGAGGAACGATTAGTACACGGCACAATGAGAGCGGTTGCGTGTTACCCAGAAAATAATGAAGAAGTAAAAACTGCTATCTTTAAATTCTTTAATTAATTACATATTAAAATTTCTGATAATACAATCAACTATTTATTAGAAATTTTAATTAAAAGTATATTGACAAAATAAATCAAATAAGAGATAATAGTATTATATAAACAAAACAAGAATAGAATCATGAACAACCCAACTATCGAAACAAAAACTAAAAAAGAGTTAGTCAATGAGTATATAGGCAAACAAGCTAATTTATACTTCCGTACTTATAAAGCAGTTAAAGCAGAAGCAGAGTTAGAAAATATCGAATTATCAACTGAGGACTTACGCACAATCTCAACAAGTATTTTTATAAGCACTCAAAGAAAATTCAATCTTTAATCACTCAAAGGAAGTTTTTATGACTTCCTAAAAAACCAAAAATAATAACAATAAAAAAATGACTAAAATTAAATTAATCAAATCTTTATTGCATACATTCAAAAAAATTGATGGCGTAAGGATTAGTAATGCGGATACATTTTTCTTTATCCGATTTAAAGATAGATTACTTATAATCAAAGCTAAATCTGATAGTTTCCAACAACTAAGAGCAGGTTATACTTTACTCACTCAAATCCTTACTAAATTAGTTAATCCAAAATTAACCAGCCTTATTGAAAGTCATTATTGATTCCAACTAAAATTAATTAATTAAATAACTAAGCTATTTTGGAAAGATAAACTTAGTTATTTAATTAATAATGAATAAGGCTAAAACAAGGCTATTAATAGCCAAATAAATATCGAAAAAACTAATTTCAGAAATAACTTGACAAAATAAATCAAATAAGAGACAGTAGTAATATAAGAACAAAAAACAAACACAGCGAGACTAAATTAAATGAAAGATAAACTTGTAAAATCTATTCTAAACCTACCAGATGAGGATCGAAAAGTTGTAATAAAAAAAACGGCAGATATGTTAGCAGAACTTTTTCCAAAACGAAACGAAAAACCCACTTATAGTTTAGGATTTCAGAAATACGAAAAACTAAACAAAAAACAAAGAATGGCATTACAGACCAAGTTTTGGGGGAGACCTTTTAAAGATATTACAGAGGCTCTGGAAACTCAAACTATTAAGGAAATTTTAGCTAACTAAAAACAAAAATAATAACTAGGTTTATTCTCTCAAGATAACCTAGTTATTATTTTTATAGGTTTCTCATCAGTTAAGCTAAAACAAAGCCATTAATAGCCAAATAAACAGCTATAGAGAGAAGAATTAAATTGAGGTAGATTGTATTACTTTTAAATTCTCTTTTAATTCTTCAATGTAATCTTTGTTTAATTTGATCGCCACATAATTTTTATTTTGTCTAATAGCCTCTTTTGCCACCGTACCAATACCAGCAAAAGAATCAAACACTACACCACCGACTGGACAACCAGCTTTTAAAAAACTCTAATCAAAGTATCTGGAAAACTGGCAAAATGATTAGAGTTTTTTGTTGGCTTCGTATTGACAATCCATACGGTTCTTTTTCTTCTAAAACCGTCGTTAATAAAATCGTTTAAATTATTTGGCTTTGAGATTTGACTTTCGATATTTCAAATTAGTGTGAACAGTTCTACTCGCAGATTCTTTAATCAATTTACAATCAAAATAATATTTTGATTGTTTAGGAAGTAAAAATATATACTCATGGCTTTTCGTGCATCTATCTTTAACTGATTCTGGCATTGCGTTAGGTTTATGCCAAATAATATCTTGTCTCAAATACCAGCCATCATCTTGTAAAGCAAAAGCAACACGCCACGGTAAACCTATTAAATCTTTAGCTTTTAAATTTAAAGAAATTTCTCTTTTTATATTTTCTTGGCAACCATCTTTATATTTTTATGTGATCCCACATTCTCATTAAGATTATCTGTTTTGCCTTTTAGTGAACTCATAGCATAGGTATCACCGAGATTTAACCATAATGTACCTTCCTCTTTTAAAACCCGTTTAATTTCACGAAAAACCTTAACTAAATTCTCTACATATTCAGAAGGTTTTTTTTCTAAGCCTAATTGATTTTCGTGTCCATAATTCCTTAATCTAAAATATGGCGGCGAGGTAACACAACAATCTAGTGATTTATCAGCTAACGACTTCAAAACTTCCCTACAATCACCTTCTAAAATCATCTTATTTTAATTACAACTATAAACAATCATACTACATACAAAGAAAAATTAACTAGGGATCAATATTTAATTGGATTTACCTTCTTTATTTTCTTTATGAATAAATCATTGTTCCCAACTAGAAAAACTTTAATCCGTCCCATAATCATCAACAGAGAAAATAATTGTCCATCTCCTCAACGGCTTCTTTTCTTTAAAAAAAAAGAAAAATCATTTTTACATAATTAACTTGATCTTTGTTTCTTTGATCAATAAGTGGATTTATTATTATTATGTGTATCAAAAACCTGTTATCACGAATCCTAATAACACGATTTCTGTTATCACGAATCCTAATGATAGGAACTCGTCATCAGGATTATTTTGCTATGACTACTGGGTAAATCAAATAAATGTCTATCAATACCTAAACAACATTTTAAAGGGAAAGAAACCGATTTAAACGGCAATAGAGATAACGATCAGTTTAATAAGTAACGATAAAATCAAAAAAAGGAGAAAAAGATAAGATTCTGTATTTTAATCGGATTTTGACTAAAAAAAGGCGATCGCCTAATTAAAAAAGATATAATTAGAGAAAAGATAAAATTAGAGAAAAGATAAAATAAAAAAGATGAAAATAATTAAATTAAATGAAGATAGCCTATATAATCCTCATAGTGGATTAGGGACAGAATATAGCTCGTTAAAAAATACTTTTTTTAATCTCAGCTTACCAACTAACCCTGAGGATAGAGATAGTTTCTCTTTGTTGTATCGGACTTTATGGCAAGTAGAAAAAGTAGTAGATTACTTTCCTAGTGAGATGACAAAAGAATGGGGGAAATTAACTTTAAAACAAAATAGAAAAATAGAAAATGAGATAGATCAGATTACAGATAAATTAAGAGATATTTTTAGAGATGGTCAAAGATTAGCGAATCTTTATGGTTCAGCAATGGCAATTATCTATGTAGAAGATGGAGGAAAATTGTACGAGCCGATTAATTTCAATAAAATAAAATCTTTTCAAGGTTACTCAAGAATATTTGATAGATGGGAATTAACAATCGCCCCAAACAGTTATTCAAATAATGAACCTTATGATCCTGAGTATTATACTTTATTGACTTATTCAAATAATCAAAAAGTGCCAAATAATACATTAATTCACAAAGATAGAATATTAAGATTTAGGGGGCGAAAATTACCACCCTATGAACAAATATTAAATCAAGGTTGGGAAGATTCGGTCTTACAGCCTTTCTTAAATCCATTAAAAAATTATTTAGCTGGTTATCAATATGTAACAGAAGCTCTAAGAGATTTTGAGATAATGATTGTTAAAATACAAGATTTAAACGAAAAATTGGCAGCGAGTGAACAAGGGTATAGAGCGATAAAACAAAGAGCAAAAGAAGTAAGTATTGATGCAAGTAGTCAACGTGGTTTGTGGATGGATAAAGAAACAGAAGAAGTACAGATATTAAGTAGGAATTTTAGTAATGTAGAAAAAATAGTTGATATTTCATTAAGGGAAATGATCGCCTCCTCTGGTATTGATGCAGGTGAATTTTATAAAGAAAAGGATCAAATAAAAGCTAACAGTAAAGAGGAAAGATTAGCAACAGCTAATCGTATTAAATCATTACAAGAGGAAAAATGGAGTAACTTAATTGAATCACAATTAGAGTTAATTTTAGCTACATACAATATAAAAAAAAATAATAGAAAGTGGGAATGGATAAGTACATATTCACCGACGGAAACCGAAAAATTAGAAATGGACGATAAAGAATCAATTACTTTAGATAGATATATCTCTAATGGTGTTTTAACGGCTGAAGAAGTTAGAACCTCAGTTTTTGATAATCCCGACACAAAAATAATGTTAAATGAAGTCGATAAAAAAAATGTATTAAAAGAACCTGAAAATATAAAAGAAATCTTATTAAATGAAACTACAGAAGAAAAAGAAAAAAAAGAAAATAAAAAAGATGATCAAAATGAGATACAGAAATTTGTAGTGAAAGAAAATTCAGAATTATTACCAAATAGTTATTATGATATAGATTTAGACGAATTAGAAACTATAGAAGAAGATTAATCTTTATTTCGAGAATTATGAGTATCTCCGTTTGAAGGGCTAAATCCGTTTAGTTTTTCAAGATAGCGTTCAATTCTATCAATTCGTTTCTCGAAGGAACTAAACATATAATTCATTTCTGCTCTTACCGCTTTTATATTAGCGGCATTCTCTCCTATATTATCCCTAATTTTATTAGTTTTGGATTCTAAACTGCTAGTAATATCGTTTTTGATAATTGTCTGTTTACTGAAATTAAGATAATTAATAAAGGGAACAAATATCGCCGTTACTAAGATTAGTGCAACTGAGATAATTTCAAAAGGGGTCATTTATTTAGATTATAAAAAGAATAAGTTCATTTTATATGTTAACAAAACTAAATAATTGTCTTTTTAACTTTTTTTTGTTCCCAATTTTTTTGGAGATAATTTTTTATTTGTTTAGCTTCGATTCTAGTCTGATTATATTCTTGAATCACTTTTAATAAATTAAAAGTGAGAAATAGAATAGCTATAAAAACTAAGAAAGGGTGACTTTTTAATCCTATTAATCCGAGTAGAAAGAAAAAAGTGAAGATTAGATTTCTTTTACATTTAGAATGTAATTTTAGCATATTAATTTAAAATTTATTGATTTTGGTTATTAATAATGCTATCAGATATTGATTATCTTTATCTATTTTTTGTCTTATCGCATTTTCTAAAGATTTCGTCAATCGCTCATTAATTCTAGTTATCTTTTTTTTTATAAAAAAATCTAACATGTTGCGTTCGCTTTCTACTATGTTGTAAAATAAACAGAATCTATCAAATTGACTATCAGAAAAAGGGTATTTATCCTCTTCTAAAAAAATCACTTCATCTATTCGATCATAAATAAATTTGGCAGGTACGAATGGTTCAATCTTAGGAAAAACTAACTCATAATTTAGATAATCTTTTTGTAATTTCACAATACTATTTAATTTGATTAATAATGCCGTTAAATTAGAGTTATACCATTTCCCCGTATTTTTTCTGACTTGGGGAATTAAATAGCCATCATTCCTTTTATTAAAGCCCGTCAATAACTTTTTCTTTGAGATATAGACGGGCGTATCATAACTTACTTTTTCGCTCAGTAAATTCAATTCTTTTCTTACTAAATATAACTTCATTTTAAGTAATCTTTTAATACTTCTAAAATATCGTTTACGTTTACCTCACTTAAATCTTTTAATTGCATACATAAAGTTAAAACCCCGTCTTTATCTTCTTTTGATTCAATCGTGGCAAACTCTGTTTTTACAGAGTGTTTACTTGCTTCGATATTGTTTACGCCTTTCCCTTCTAATAGTTGCTTTAAGTCCATTGTTTTATTTTTTCGATTATTTATTAATTGTTCTAGCTGATTTGATTACTGGTTTTATTTACGAAAACTTTAAGAAGTCTCAAAATAAACTTAATTTTTTGCTCATCCACGTCTTTAACTTCAATGAGTAATCGGGGAAATCTTTATTTTCTTTTATTTCTACTGTTACGTAATCTGTTTCTACATAGTTTGTTGATTCTACTATGCCCGTTACTCCGTAATCTAATAATTCCTGTTTTAAGTCCATTATCTAAAATCCTTTATTATTTATTTAATTTTGCTCCCGCAAAAAGGCTTTTAATGATTATTTGATCATATCTTTAAGTGTTTTTAAAATCTCTTTTATTTGGGATTCTGTGACTTTCTTAAATCCTATCTCTAATTTAAAGTGATCCTCGTTCTCTTCTTTTATCACTACGAAGTATAAATCATCGTTACTTACTGATTGAGTTACTTCGTATGGATCAGCAAGCCCTAAAGTTTCTAATTCTTTTTGTAAATCCATTATATGAAGTCCTTTTCTATATTTTCTATTAACGAATCTTGGCAACTCAAACCCACTTCGGTGATTATTTGATTTACTGTAATCTGTGTTGTTTCAATTATACTACTAAAATTATGAATTAGGGAAAATATATTAGAAATAGTTATCAACAATAAAACTTTTTGATGATGCTCAATCAAAAAATCGTAATCTTCTTTTTCTAACTCCCATTCTATATTTGACTTCATTACTAAAAATGTATCTAACTTTTGGGTGAAAATATCTGTATTCATCATATTTGTTTTATACTTGTAATAGTTATATATTACATTAAAATGAGAATAAAAAATAAAAATAATGACAATTTCATATCAAGGGTTACTGACCGAATTAAAAAGTATAAGCAAGGGGTTAAAAGGAGTAACTGGGATTCAATACAACGCACTGTTTACCTTTAAAGAAGGTATGGGTAATATTGTTATTGATGAAACCACAGGCAACTATAATTTAGAGACTGAAATGATGAGAACAGTAAAAGCTAAATTGATAAAAAGAAAAGACGGCACAGTAGAGAGTGAAGGAGGATTAAATTACTCAAGGGTATATTGTGAAGGTTGGTTAGTTACGCCCGTTGAATATAACGGACGGATACCTAATGTAGTTGATTGTAGTTTTATTCAAAATAACTTATCTTATGAAGGTAAATTTTATTTCACGGACGCTATGACAACACCTGTTACTGAATCAATGGATTTGGCGATTGCCATTGGTCAAGCTATACAAGGTTATTTTGAATTGAAAGGAGATAACGGATTATAATGAAATTTACTTTTGATGAAAAGAAATTCTTAAAAGAGGCTGAGAGAATAGCTGTCAAAGGATTTGGTAAAGTAGCGGATGTAATGCAAGAACAAATAACTGAAGAAAAAAGAGAATACCCTAACCTTACGGTGCGGAGGTATGGAGAGGGTAAAACTGGACGTATTGCTACAAGCCCTAGAGACGTGGTAGATAGTGCTGATTTAAGAGATAGTTTTATGAACGCTAGTAGAATAGAAGGGAATACTATTATTTTTAATGCTACATGGGATGCGGATCATGCTAGTTTAGTTTATTTAGGGACTTCTAAAATTCCTAGCTATACGTGGGTTGATAATGTAGTACAAACAATTAATTGGCAAACTATTATTTGATCGTAATTAGATTGATTTCTTCTAATAAATTTTCTTGCTGTTTTAACATTTCTACTAGACTTTGATCGTCAGGGTGATTCCATCCTAAGAGATGTAAGAAGCCATGAGAAGCTAACCAAGTTAACTCAATCTTTAAAGCGTGTTGTTGAGTTATAGCTTGTCTCTTAGCTGTTTCTACTGAAATGATTATGTCTCCCAAATAAATAGGTTCATCTAAATCATCAATCAATATTTCATTTTCTAAGGAGGCAAAACTTAAAACATCGGTTGTTTTATCTATGTTACGAAATTGATTATTTAATGCTTTTATTTCTTCATCATTAGTTAATCTTAGAGTTAGTTCATAATGATCATTTTGGGGAGTATCTGGACTTAATAAATTTAACCATTGTTGAAACCAATCTTGCCAAATGTCTGACAAAATTGGTTTATCTTGGCTATTGGAATATAAATCTTCAAAGAAAAGAGTGATAGTAGCCATAGGTTTAACGTGTTAAGTAAGACATTGCAATTAAAAAAGTAAATAATCCTAAAGTAGTTAAGAAAAAATGCCATAAAGAAATTCCTTTTTTAGCAACCATATTACGCATCGCTGATTTAACAAAACTATCTTTTATCTCCTTATTGGCGATCGCCTTTGTTTCTTCTTCATTCATATTTTATCAGTAAAAATTTATTTGTTTTTTTTCATAATAATCTAATTTTGTCTTTAAGATAACTAATTCTTTTTCTAAATCGGTTATTTTTTCATTTTGTTGGTCAATTCTTTTGTCTAATTGCTTTTCTACTTTATTAAGTCTATTCTCACTTATCATACCAAATAATAGACTTAGTAAAGTATAGCCACCTGTTATTGTAAATAAGACTTGCTGATAATGTTCTAATAAAAAAATCATCTTTTTTCTTCTCAGTCTATACTTTAATTGTATTAAAAGTATATTAATTAAGATTTTATCCCACGCTTTTTAGCTTCTTCGGCATATTTTGAATATTCCATTAATTCCATAGCTTTTCCCCCAAAAACTAATACTTGCTCATAGGGTACATAACGATCAATGCCATACATTGCATCTACACCCTCTACAGATTCTTTTTCGATGTACTCTATCACAGCTAAAAGTTCATCATCTTTTAACTCCACAACTTCATAATCATTTATTAATACGACTGGAGGTTTCATTTTTTCTTACTCTAAACTATAATTTAATCATACTTCATTCGCATTACAATATAAATCAAATTATTCACGCTGATTGTTTTGATATTCTTAAAGATTTACCTGATAATTCTATCGATGCAATCGTTACTGATCCGCCGTATTTCAAGGTAAAAAAGAACAATGGGATAATCCTGGACATTCCCAACGGTATCATTTTATAAAGGTAAGCATCCTTGTGAAAAGCTCTTAGAATTAATAAAACATATAGTAAAAGCATCAACTACAGAGAATCAAGTAATATTAGATTGCGATCGCTGGTAATTTCACAACAGCGATCGCCTGTTTAGAATTAAATAGAAAATATATCTGTATTGAGAAGGATAAAGATTATTTTGAGATTGGCAAAGAGAGGATTGCCCGTTGGCATGAGAATAAACAAACTGACTTGTTTGCGGGTAATTAATCTTAAGTAAATCTGTTATTTATGACTTAAAAATGTTACAATAAATAAAGGAAGTGAATACTAGAAAAGCAACCCATAAATTGCGTTATGAATTGCTTATTATCATCTAGCATCCCCTAAACCATTTAACCTAAATAGGAGATATATTTATTATGGCAGAAAAAGCAGTAATTGCGTCAGTAGATTTTGGATACACAAAGATAGAAGGATTGATGTTGCCTGATGGGAGCTATCGAATGGGTGTTAGTCAAATAGCCGTACTTTTACAGTTCAACACAAGTCAAGCATCGAGATACATAAGAAATTTACTCGGGAATGATCGCCAATTAGTAAAGATAGAATCTGATCTGAATAATAAACCGATCAATACTGTAACATTAGAACAATTTGAAGAGATTGTGCATAAAGCCACTCTAAAAGGAAATACACAAGCAATCGAACTATGGAATCAGAAAAACCCTACTTTAACGATACAAAAGAAAAAACGAGATATAAAAAAGAAGACTGGGTATGTTTATTTATTAGAAGGTGTTGATGTTTTAAAAGTAGGGTTTTCCACCAACATAAAAAATAGAATAAAAACATTACAGCGATGGGGCGGGGAGTTAAGTCTTTTAATGCAAATAAAAGGGGATATTCCTTTAGAAAGAAGACTACATTCAGAATTACATAAAACAGGTAAATATTTTGGTGATGAATGGTATCCGTTATCTCGCAGAAAAGAAATAATCGATTTAATGGCAGTCCAACATTTTAAATGTAATCGTGACAATATGACAACTGATCAGCAAGAAATGATCACTGATTTTGAACGAACTGTTAAACGTTTTGCTTTAAAATATGATCATGCTACCCCGATGGAATTAATTGATAAAGCATTGGAGACATTTTAAACTTAATCGCAAACCAAAATTAGAGCAATAGATAAAATAACTTTTCTTGATTAAATTATCTATTGCTTTTTCTTTATTCTCTTTAGTTGCTGACATGGTTTGAGTGAACAGATAGATATATTGGAAGTTTTTATAATATCTTTATCTGTAAAACATTTAATTCTAAGGTTGTTAAATTGTTTTTAGGCATGATTAATTATATAGTAAATTTATAGCTATGATCCTTTTCAGCTATGATGACAGATTCTCCAACTCTACTAACTGATCGAATAATTCATTACTTTTGGCTAACTGATTATTTAGATAATTATTATCCGAAGGTAATCCGTCGACTATTGGTAATTTATGAATTATACCGTCTTCAATTAATTCATAAATACTGACATCTTCTATCTTTAAACAAGAATTTTTTGGCACAATATTTTGATTTTTTATTCCTTTCGCTTTTATCGCTAAGGTTAAAGCATTTAAAATATAAGGGCTATCAGTAGTAAAAATAAAAAGATTATCACTATTATTAACCTCTTCTAATTTCTGATATAATTTTTTTACTTGCTCTTTTACTGACAATCCTTCTTCTATATTTATAGCTATGATTTTTCCATCAAATACTTTATTCTGATCTATTAAACTAATAAATTTAGATTTTTCTGTGAGTGATCTTAATTTAAGTTGTCTATCTATAAATTCAAATTTAAAATTATTCATTATGGCTATTAGCTCAGTAGTCTCAGAACAAGGAGTGCAATCTATTAAATACCAATTATCGAAATTAGGTAAAATAATATCTGTCTTTTCATTTTGTCGATAGCGATAATCTAAAAATAGGAATTTCAAAATTAATTTATAGATTTCTTTATTGCCATGTTGCCCAGTGAATAAAGTTACTTTTGTGATCTCCATAAAACCATCATTTTCTTGATAGCCTGATTTGATATTCCCTAAGTTTTTTACCTTGATTTTTAGCATTTTATTTATTCCCAATAATAGTTACCATTTGATAAGTCGCAAAATGTTCTTTAATCACTCCTATTAATTGTGTATGCTTTTTATCTCCGTAAATCTCAAGATATTTTTCGCCCTTAGAAATAAAATACCAATGATCAGGTACAGCAGTAACAAGATAATCACCATCTTCTGCTATTATCTCACAACCTAATTCAATTAATTCCTTATGAACAAGGTTTTTAGGTTGTTTGCTCCAATGCTTGTAAGCGGGGAAATTGATAATCATTTTCTCATGTTGTATAAATGCCGTTAATTCTAATTGTTCATTTTTCATAATTCACTACGATTACTCTAATATTTTTCTCTTTAGCTATATTAATCATGTGTTGAGTACCTTTGCTTACACCATTCCAAAAGGCAATTAGCCCGTCTGCTATTTCAGCCATTTGTTGATTTCTTTTATACCCAGCTGACTTACCATAACGATCCCAGTCTGCTGGATATTTTAATATTTCAAATCCATTCTCAATAGCGTATTTTTCTCCTAAACTATCCGCTCCTTTAGCACGACCACTAATCACTGTGATACCGTTATTTTTCTGGTTAATAAGTAGCTGATCGCACTTAGTTTTTAATAAATCATAATCAGAAAAATAACGAGTGCCACAAATAATTACTTTAAACATCTTGTTTATAATTTTCTTTTTGTTGTGATACTTTTTCTAATTCTAAACCTAGATAACCGATATGTAAAGGATCAATACTTGGGTTATCTTTGGCGATCTCTCGTATTAAAATTAATGGATTTTGTCCGTAATATTCTTTTATCAAATTATCCTGTTTGTCAAGATGTAATACTTTAATTTTTTCTTTATATTTTATTTCCTGATCATATTCAATAATAAAATTACCAACAGGATCGGCATAAGTTATTTTTTTATTCCCATAATATTGAGTTTCAATTAAACTATCGGCATTTTCAAAACAATCATCATAAATGTGTGCCGATTGACTAATTGTTATTAATGGTGCTAACTCAAGTTTACTATCTACATTGTCTCTAATGTGTACTTGTAATGCCCTTAATCCCATCGCATTAGCTACCCAAGCACTAAACATATCATTACTACGAAAAGTAGCCGTCATGCTTAATTTATTATCGATTATACGCACCCATATATGATTAAGACAAGGTGACCCCCCATGTTCATGGTCACTATCACCAGCATTACGTCCATAACGTGCTAATTCAAAAGGCAATGATTCAGGCATACCACAATCATCAATTACTTTAATTGTATTACGTTCACAACCGCTACCAGAATCCCATAAATTCATAACGGCACTAGCCGAATCAGTTTCTTTTTTTAATTTGTCGATTACTTCTTTAATTTGATCCTTGCCAAACCATGAACGTAATCTTTGACCATAAGTATATTTAACACCTTCTTTATACGGAGCATCTTCTAACATTTGTGGTAGATAATTAGTAATATAGTTTTGATCGACAGGTAAATAATTGGGAGTTGGGAAATAAAAATCGCTAGGTTCATCTGTAATTATTGCTTTTAAATCAATTAATTCTTGCCATTTACCATCATATCCAGTTGGTCTTATTGTGCCATTAGTTCTTATTCTATGAATAATTTTTACCCATGTATCGGCAATAGTTTTACCTGTTACTGTATGGGAATAAATATTACTTGGGTTTATTGCTGTTTTACTTTCTTTTATTTCAAATTCGTAATATTTACGTTTCTTACGTTTGGCAAACTGTTTCTCATATATCCCCATAGGCTCTTGATACGTCACCGTAATCGAATTTCTTAATTCTTCTAAGGCTTTTTTAGTTATCTCTATATCTAAGTATCCTTTAATCTTTGAATTAATCTCCCATTTATTGTTTTCTTGCGTAATACCGTACTTGAAAAAATCAAATAGACATTTACAACTACCACTATTTTGATCTTCTCTAGTGGTGCTTAGAACCCTCAATTGTGTAATCTGAGGATTTAATAATAAATTCCTAATTAGAAAATTTATTCCTCTTGAAGGGCTGTAAAGATTCCCTATTGCCGCATATTCTTTAGATGCTAACTTTTTGGCGATCGCCTCTTTAGGTGTCCAGCCAGTGACAATAACTAGATCATCGCCTGTCCCATAAATTAATTGATTCGGTTTATGAATTGCTTTATACATCTTTTTCTTTTAAAATTTTGTTAAAATATGAGAAATTACAAACAAGCTACAAAATGAACAATAAAAAAAATTTACCACATTTCGACTTTGAATTAAAATTAGAGCAAGAGTTTAGAATAAGAGAAGCTAAACTCTTGGTTTCTCTTATAAGTAGGGAAGAGTTAGAACAACTTTTTATTAGTATTTTTACCCATAAATTGAGGCAGGATAATCAATTAACATTGATGTATAAAAAATCTTTTCTTTGATTTATGGTAATCCTTTTACATTAAAGCAATGAGTTATAAAACGCTGATACTTTAAATAAAATTCTCTGAGTTTCCCATCAAGAAATCTGCCCCTATTCATTTCTGGTTTATTTAAAATGATATGAGAAATAGAAAGTAAGCTATTTAATTCAGTAATTAATTCATGCTTATTTGCCCTTTCTATTTCCAATATTTCCATCATAATAGGAGTCACTTTTTTATCCATCGCCAATATGTTTAATATCTATTTTTCTTTAGTTGAATCATTAGTTTCGAGATATTTAATGGCTTCTAAATCCATGATTACTCCTATTTTGTTTCTCAATCTTCACAATAATGTTCTAAAAGAAATTCTATACATTTTCTGTAGTCATTATCGGATTCCATCTTTTTTGCTAACCAGCTATAGCACTCTTCAGAAGGTTCGATTTTATCTATATTTTTATTAGGCAATTGCTCTTTATCTTTATCCATCATTTTTTACTCCTATTTTGTTTGTTTTTCTTTTAATTCTTTAAGTCGATTAGTCTTATCTAATGCCTCGAAATAATCATCATAATAATTTACATTAGTAGTGCCTTCTCTACATTTTAGATGTCTTAAATCACGCATAAAACCATGATTAAAGAATAAACTAATTTCTATTTTTGCCTGTTGTATTTCACAGCCTAAAAATCGTTCATATTGTTTACTCACAATAAAATAACCAGCTTCTCTATCTTCTAAATGATAAAAAACACCTGTCTGATCATTTTCTTTAATTCTTTGCCATTTTAATAAAATTTGTTTTAATTCTTCCATGTTATTTACTTTCTTTTTTTACTAATTTGTATTCGACATTCTCTTTAGTTAGATTTATGTCTCCTTTGCATATTCCGATTAAAAGCAAAGTTATTGAACCTTTTTTACCCCATACATAATCCAAGTTAAAAGCTATTTTTCTTAATCTTTCTAACATGTCAGCATCTAATGCTATTGTGTAGTTATTTTTTTTTGCCATTTTTTATTTTCTTATTTTTTGTTCTTCTTTATCATATCAAATACATTGTAATATTACAATGTATTTGATATGATGATTTATAAAGAAAGAAAACAAAGATAACTTATAAATATAAAATGTTAGATAAATAAAGATTAAAAACTCAAAATTTTGGCAACTAAATCGTCAATAAAAGATAAATCTAATTTGAGTAATGGTTTAGATATATCCTCTTGTGGTGGATTACCCATCGCCCAATGTAAAAATCGATATTGTGGATATTTTTCATTGAGTGTTTTTGTAATTTCTTTGACTAAGGTTAAAGTATAAACGTGTTTAGTTTTTACGAAACCCCTATCGATAGGATAATCATAGCCATCTTGTGCTGTAAAGGTTGCCATGGTTTTATATCTAACGCCAAATAATTGGATGTGTCCGTTACGTTTTAATGGTATTACTTTCATGGTTTTATATTAACTGTGCATCAACTTAATTCTTAAATACCCACAATGATATGTTTATCTATTCCTTCAAGGAAGACATTATTCTTAACGAAATGTTGTATATAAAAAGGTATAACGCTACAACCGCTTTTATCTTTATACCTTTTTATATAATTAGGGTAAGCTACAAAACAAATCGTATTGTTATTGCGAGATACTTCGTGAAATTCTTTTAGGATTTCTTGTATCATTTCGACTGTAACCAGAGCATCCCCTACTCTAAAAATACTACATCTTTCATTACCTGTAAATGAGTTTTACTGACATCAAATAAAGAAGGCTTGAGATCAGCATATTTTACTACATATTCATAACCAAAACATGGACGGAAATTATATCTTAAATAATCTCTTGGTACTTATGTAGGTAAATCTAACCGATTCACTTTTTCCCAAAACCGATCCCTTTTGCTTTTCCCATAATTCACTCCTATTATTGTTTTATTTAATCGCCAACTAATCATCATTTTGATCTAAATAATTAAGCAATAATTCAACTACCAAAGTATTTAATTGCTTATTATCTTTTACCAATTTTGCTTTTATCTCAGAGTGAAACTCCGCATCTATTTTTAAATTTATATTTTTCATAGTACGTTTATATTTCATTCATATTTCTATTTTACCAAACAACGTAATAAAAGAATATTGACAAGGCTCAAAACCATTGAGATTACGTTAAAAAAGTTTTCACCCTTGTCAGGAATTAAGTTAATTAAAATTTTCTAATTGTTTTAAAAGCCATTTTTTACGTTTAATTAAAGTTGACTTTGGGGTAATAGGAACTACCTCACAAGAATCTGATTCCCCCATGTGACAACTTTCTTTATTCATCTCCTCTCCACTACCAAAAGCTATATATTTGTCTTCATTAATTAACCAATAATCCTGTTTTAATCCGAACGTATAAATATCACCTTCATAGCCCCATTCTATTTCTGTTAGCGTCCCGTTATCGAAAAAATCAGCTATTTTTGGTTTTATACCTCTTTTCTCTATTAACTCAGTATAAGCATCTAATTCTCTTTGAGTTTCTTCTAAATAATCTGTCAACAATTTTTTTTGTAATTTCCATTCATCTATTTGTCTTAATTCTTCATCTATTATTTTTAGTTTCCGTTCTAATACGGCGATAGAAAATAATAATTGTTGTTTTTCTTGCTCTAAACTCATTCTATTTTTAATTTAAATTATTCTGTAACTTCAACAGTTTCCGATTTGCTAAATCAACTACTCCACTATTTTCACTTTGTCTGCAACCTTCTAACCATTCTAAAAAAATTTCTATTGGAATACCGTTTTGATTATCTTACAAACATTTTTCTGCTAATATGTAGTCATTTTCATTCATAATTTATTTTTATTGATTATTAATTAGTTTGCTAATGAATAATTTGATGATGGCTTATCCTATTTCGATTGAGATAGAACAAGCGTTAAAATGTTTCCCCCCCACTTAGACGTGACAAGATAAATTGTTACTCATAATTTACTCTTATTAATTATTAATTGGCACAAGAGACACATTCTTCTTTAAAGTTATCTTTTTGCACTACACGCACATAATAGATTGCTTTACATTCTGATTCCCAAGCATTAAGCATTACCTCATAAATATCTTTTGCTGTTAATGCTTCCTCTTTATATACACCTTCATTGAGGTTAAACACTAATTCCATTGAGATGCCAGTATCTATCCATTTTTGTATTTCAGAAACAGCTTTGACTACCACGTTTTGATCTAAGGTTTTATTTTCTCGGTAATACCAAAGTGAATCTTTGATAAATGGTGGTGCAATTGGTACAGTGCCTTTACTCCATTTATCATAATAGAATTTACTGTAACATGGCAAAATACTAGCTGTACAACCTTGTACTAAACTTGATGATGTATTAGGGGCGATCGCCATTAACATAGAATTTCTGATCCCATTATCTGCAATTAGATCGAATAATGATTCCCAGTCTTGACTGCCGTTTTCTTCAAACCATTCTAAAGGTTTACTCAAAACTAATTCTTTTGACCAATCACTACCTTCATAAGCTAAATACTTACCCCGTTCACCAGCTAACAAAGCCGAGCCTAAAATACAGTTATAAGAAATTATCTCAAATAATGATCCTATAGCTTCGGTATTTTTATAAGATTGTCCATGTTTTGCCAAATAATCAGCTAAACCCATTGCTCCTACACCTACAGTTCTATAACGATTGTTATGAGCTTTTGCATCTTCAAATGGTGGAGTGGTTAAATCAATAGTATTATCTAATAATCTTACTGCTAATTGAGATAAGTCTGCTAATTCTTCTTCACTCTCAATATTAGCTAAATTTAAACTAACTAAGTTACAACAGTGGGCATATTGTCCAGAAGCCACATTCGAGAAGCTTTCGACGCATAAATTTACTTGGGGGATATACCCATCATGTTTATTGGCATTATATTTATTGATGGTATCTTTAAATGCAATATAGGGCATTCCCGTTTCTAATTGAGATTTCATTATCTCTTTAAATAACTCTCTCGCATTTATCGTTTTTCTTGTCTCTAGTGAATCTGAGTAAGTTTCTAAAATACTATAAGCTGAATCGAAAAGTTCCCCCCATAATTCAGATAAATCAATATTGAATTTTGTTTTAATTTCATAAGGATCGAATAATGTCCAATCTTTATTACTTTCAACTCTTCTCATAAATTCATCTGAAATGATTACTTGGGGGAATACATCATAAGCTTTACGTCTTTGATCACCGTTTTCTGTTTGCATTTCTAAGAATTCAAGTATATCATAATGCCATATATCTAATCCTATTGTAACCGCACCCGCACGTTTCCCCCCTTGATTGACGGCGATCGCCGTATCATTCAGTAATTTGACCCATGGTAAAACACCACCACTTGCGTTAGCTTTACCCATTACTTCTGCCCCCGTAGCTCGAATTTTACTTAGATTAACACCAACCCCACCACCATTTTTACTGATACGAGCGGTATTGGTTATCTCACGGTAAATACTTTCTAAACTATCATCGGCTGTAATAATAAAACAACTGGTTAGACTTCCGTTAGGTACTCTTAGATTAGCTAAAATAGGAGTTGCTAAAGATATTTTACGTTGTGCAATAGATAAATAAACCTGCTTGGCAAACTCTAAACGATATTCTTTGATTTCAGGTAAAGCTAAAAGTAAGGCACAAGTCAAAAAAGCCTCTTGTGGTAATTCATTAGGCAGTAAATAACGGCTGGTAAGCAGTAAAGCACCAGCATAATCATAATCAAAATCATAAGTTTTATCTATCCAAGTAATGGCCTCTTTTAATTCTTCATAAGAATAATCTTTTAACCTTTGGTCATAAATACCATCATGTATTTTTGACTGTAAAGAACGTAAATAACCTTCATAGCCATAACCACGACTGACCAAATTATCTTTCCATAATGACCACATCAATAAACGACCTGCGACATAACGATAATCTGGATCATCTAAAGTACATTTTTCTAAAGCACTTTGAATTAAACTTTCTTGAATCTCACGAGTTGTAATGCCGTCTCTTAATCTTGCTTTTAAACCAGCTTCTAAAATTAACTCATTTACGTCTAAATCTTCACAAGCCCAAGTAGCTACTTCTCTAATCCTACCAATCTGTAAATCTTCTTTTTGTCCGTTGCGTTTGACTACTTGAATCATTATTTTCTTTGTTTACGGTTAATATTTTTAGTGTAAAATCTTAATTTTACTTATGTTATTATACTATTAAACAATGTTATTTTTCTATGATTAAATATAAAGCGATTAAAAATACTTGGCTTAAAAAAGAGAATATACAAGCCTCCGATTTACCCAATAATAAAAAAATATTTGTCCCTACTGGTAAACATTTTAATGTGATAAAAGAAACTGAAGTTATTGAGACTGATGTTTTTCAAATTGATTTATCTGATAATGCTGGACGTTGGTTTATTTTTACTAAAGATTGGGATATGGATAGAGTGGTAAAAGTTCCCTTAAAAGTATCTGATAATATTGATTGGCAAGATATGAATCAACCTATTAGTAAATATTTTACTGTTAGAGAAGTTACTAATAATGATGCTAGACGTATTCCTAATAAACAACATCAAGTAAATGTTTTACGATTAGCTAAAGAATTAGATTTAGTACGGGAAGTTTACGGTGCTTTGATGATTACCTCTTGGATGCGACCAGCACGTGCCGATGGTTATTCTTTTGATATAAACAAAATGGTAGGCGGTGCATCTTTAAGTCAACATCGAACTGGTTTAGCTGTCGATCTTTATCCTCTCAATTACCCTTTAGTTCAATTCCAATCTGAGATGCTTACTAAATGGCATGGGAGTGTAGGCAAGGGTCTTAGTAAAGGATTTGTTCATTTAGATGCTAGACAGGGCTTCCCTTGTTTTAATAAAGGGTCTGCTCTTATTGCATGGAATTATTAAAAAAAAGAAATTATGTTTAGAATAATCTTAACTTTAATAACGTTAGCTCTAATCGCCACCTCCTGTAACCACAATCAGAAAAATAAAAATAATTATCATTTTGAGCAAAATCGACCTGATATTGGCTTAGATATTGACAATGATTTAATTATTGATAATCCACCGAGTGTCAAAATACCTGAACCATCTTTTTTATTTTTTTACGGTTTAATCCCACTTTTATTTGTTAGTATAAAGAAAACATAATTACAAAAATATGACAAACGTAACACTACCCGCATTTGTTGAAAATATTGAAAAAGGTTTTATTATAGTTGGCGATACTTTTATTGATGCAGCTAAAATCGTTCTTATTAGTAAAACTGAAACATATGTTAGCATCCGCTTTACTAATGGGTACGCAGATTTTGAAGGGGCAGAAGCTGTTGAATTTCTTAATAAATATAATCAATTCTTAAAATAATAATTTACTCCCAAAATATTTTTTTTACTCACTTTCTTTTAGTGAGTTTTTTCGTACTTCTAGTTTTGAGATCGCCTGTTTACTTTTTTGCAGTATAGTAGTAACTTTCTTGAAATCATTTTCATCTACATTCAGATTCATTAAGGATAATCCTAAGTTATTTAATTCAGTGGAGATATAGACTATTTCCTGCCATAAAGGATAGTATTTCCATTGTTTAGTTAATTTTCCTTGAGATTTAATTTCTTGTTCGATCAACTTCATAGTAATTTTATTCACTCTTATTTTATAATTAGGACATATCACACAATTATTTTCACTACCTGCTATTAAACAGCAGGTTAATTTTTCATTTTTCGTTGCTTCTTTGTAACGATTTATCACTTTTTGTAAATACATTTGCGTTTAACTTTTTAAAGTATAATCGTTAATTTTACTGAAAAATAGTTTATCACAAAGCCGTATCAAAAATAAAAATCATAGTGAAACTTTTTCATGTAATAACGACTAATGATATAGAGATCATTAATAGATGCTACAAAATTATGAAAGTATGTTACGCCCGTGTTAGCAGTAGAGAACAAGCCTTAAATAGTAATGCTTTGATACAACAGCTTGATAGATTAAATAGTCAAGTTATTGACAAGGTTTATTCCGATGTCGGCTCTGGTAGAACATCAAAAAGATTAGCTTTTAAGGAATTAATTAAAGATATTAAAAAAGGCTTGATCTCTGAATTGGTTGTTACTCGTATGGATAGACTTATGCGTAGTTTAATGGCTCAAATTGAGTTTGTTCTACTTTTAGAAAAAGAAAATATAATTTTAACTGTCTTGGATCAAGCTGTTGATTTTAAAACCGCTTCTGGCAAGTTACAACTAAATATTTTAGGTGCTTTCTCTCAAAACTTTTCTGATGATCTATCCGAAAAAGTAAAACATGGTTATGAATATTACCGCAAGACTAAAAAGACAACCCGTAGTATCTTAGGTTACAAAATTGTTAATAGTCAAATATTGATTGACGATGATCCTTTTCTTTGTTTATGGCAAAATAAATCTGAATATTCTAAATATAAAATAGCACGTAAAGTTATCGATTTTTATCTGGAAGAAAAAAGTATTTCTGGTTGTCTCAAAAGATTAAATATTTATTTTGGGTTACAGAAAAGTAATTTTAATCCCCGTGCTTATAAATCACTTCACTTTTCTGAGGCTGGAATAAAATGTTTCCTTACACATCCTATTCTGAGAGGCTATCTAGTTTATTTTCAATATGATAAAAATAATCCTACTCAACTTTACCCTAATAATCATCAACCTATTTTATCTGAGTTAGAATATGCCGAAATTTTAAGGATACTTGATCATAATAAAAAAGTAGGTGGTTATGGCAGTAAAAGTAAAAATCCTTTTACTGGTTTTATTTCTTGTCAAACTTGCTTATCTTCCATGCGGTCACTCAAAATAAAACAAAACCCTTTCAAGTATTATTCTTATTTTCGATGCCAGAATGCCCGACAACAAGCCTGTTCTAATTATAAATCTGTTCGTGTTGATAAAATAAAAGCTATTTTATTTCAAACTTTACAATCAAAATATCTTGAGTTAATCAATCTTACTACTGCCATAATCCCCACTGATTCTATTGAGATTCAATCTTTACTCAGTCAAATCAACTCTTTATCTTCATTACCTAATAATCCCGCTATTGATCAGGCGATCGCCAATATTCAATTGCAAATACAAAATTTACAATCTGAACATTCTAAAAATAAACTAATGCATTCGGACAATGAAGATTATTTAAAAAGTATTTTTTCTTCTACTAGCTTTTGGGAAACTTTATTACCTCATCAACTTAAAGAAATTGTACAGAAATTGGTTAACAAAATTTTAATCTTTGACGGCGAAGTTATTGCGGTAAAATTGAATCTTTGACACTGAACAAGAGGTAACATGGAATCTGACAAGACAGGAAATCAGCAAACAAGAAAATTCAATGAAGTTATGTGGAAACTACAGACAAACTCAAAAGACAAAACAAAAAGTCTTACTGAATTTATTGAAGAAATACGAACTCAAGCTAAAAAAAACAAGGCGATAATAGAAGCTTTGCTGACGTTATAGAAGACATACAAAATCAGGCAAGAGAGCGAGGTTTAACTGAAGAAATCTTACAGGTTATTTTAGAAAAAGAATAAATCTTTAATTCTGTATTTTCATAGATTACAATAGTGTTACATTTAAGTTGTAATCTATGAATCAAATCATTAATGCGGTGGCACAATACTTGATCCTTTTGCTGGTAGTTTTACTTTGGCGATCGTCTGTTTAGAATTAGAACGTAATTATATTCGTCTTGAAAAAGATAAAGGTTATTTTGAGATTGGTCAAGAAAGAATTAAAGAATGGCATGAAGCAAAAAAGCTACTTTATTCGATTGATTTCTTGTCTTATGAGTTAATCATCATTCACAACAAAATAAGCCTTAATTTATCTATTTAAACACTAAGAGAATAGATAATCATCTATTCTCTTAGTGGCTCTTTTTCTTAAACAGAAAAAAGAGAAAATAAATTTTTGCATAATTAACTTGATCTTTATTTTTTTAATTATGAGTTTATTGATCTTAATTATGTATATCGAAAACCTGTTAACAGGTAACCTATCAACAGGAAACCTAATATCAGGCAACCTGTTGATAGGAACTCGTCAATTGGCTTTTGTCTATAGCTATGCCAAGTAGTATAGACAAAAGTCTATATATGATTTCTTGTTAATTTACCTTTATTCTTTTTTTTAGTTAATCTAATTATGCTTACGTGGATAATATCTAAAAAAGAATAAATATCTTTGCACAATTAATTTGATCTTTTTTTTTGCTTATGCGTTTTTTATTATTCATGTGTATCGAAAACGTAATAAGAGGCTTTCTAACAATACATTTTTGTAATTAGAAAGCCTCTTATTACGTTGGATCAATTAATGAAAATTATTTTATATAGCTAAATAGATAATATAAAATTATACGATTGATCTGATATATTTAAAATCAGTTAAAGGAGTTTGTTGGTGAACATTTCGCATGAACCATTCAAATTCATAAACAACATTAAGAGGAAAACTACTTAAGATAAGTCGGAGTCGATCTAATCGTGGTTCTTGAGAGCCGTGTATAAGATATAACCGCAAAAGATCGGACTTAATTTCCGTTTGTGTAGCAATCTCATTGAGACTAAGATTATAAACATTAGTGAGATAAATAAGAACGTCATTAACTGGGTGTGGTGAGTTTTCTCGCTTAGTGTAAAAAAGAAAAGGGTCATAAGAAATAGTGCCTTGTAAAACAGTATCTTTATGAACACGAGTTATCAATTTAAGGTACATAGAGTACATATTGTCGGGAAGTCTCGCTACGAGGTTATACCAGTTAGAAGAACTTATAGTACGGCCACTTTTTAGAGAATTGTAACCAGATGTACAAGTGATTCCCACATCACAAAATAAACGATTACGACTTATTTGAGATGCATACATTAAAAATTCTATTGCTTTGAGAGGATGGACACATTCTAATAAAGTATTTTTTGCCATGTTATTTTTAAAAAGGGTTTATATTTATTTTCATTATATATTAAAAAGATAAAAAATAGATAAAAACTACTAATATACTTGATGTACCGTTATACTTATCTTTGTTTTCACTAAAAATATATTGATGGCTATTGACAGAAAATAAGAAATACGATATAAAGGAAACAGATAAAGTATTTGGAAAAAGACAATGAAAAAAAACAAACTAAAAGTAGAAATAAAAAAAGAGAGTGTTTACAACAATGTATGTTCGTTATTAGCTGATAAATAAAAGTTGAAACATAAAAAATGCAAATAAAAGAAGTTTATTATTTCTCAAATCAATGGCTATGGATTTTAATATCTGAGAATGGATCAGATTATTTTTATAGATTTGATCAAATAAGAAAATTAAACACAATAGAAAAAAGGATGAGAGAGAGAGAAACAAAGACAATTAAAAATTTAAGACAACTTAAGGTCAAAATAATAAAAAATACCTGTAATGGATTTTACTTAGCACAAATATTGAAAGAAAAAAAATGGACACAATTTGTACCTTACCAACCTTATTACCTAGACCCGACCATGACAAAACATATCGTAAGCCATTAGAATATTTTGTAGATGATTCAATTGTGATAATAGTAGGACAAAAACAAAAAAGAATAACAGGCCGAGCCGTTGATCTTTATGAAAACTGCCGAATATTTACAGTTTTGTCGCCAAAAATGGGAACCAGAAAACAGCAGAAAATATTTGAAGAGCGTCATGTACTTGATCATTTATGGATTTCTGATAAATGTACTAGGTGGAATAAAGCCATAGCGATTCCCGAAATCTTTGCCATAGGCAAAATTGACTGGTATGAAAAAAAAGGTGGTATTAAAGATTTAGAATTAAAACCAGTAGATTATAAAACACATTTAGAAAAATTATTTGTAGGGATTGTTTTTATGTATGGTTTACATATAATAGAAGAAGCTAAGTTATTAACTAGCCAAGATACTGTTACTAAAAACTATGAACATTGGCATGATCAATTAGTATGGTTACAGTTAATAACAGAAAGATTTAAAGAAATAATACAAGAGAAAAAAATCGAGCTAGAAAAACCTCTTACTTTGAAATATATTGATTGTTTTTTGAAAGTGATAGAGATCAAAACAAGTAAAGCTCGGTCTCATGTAAAAAAAATAGAAAATAAAAAAGGATTCAAAATTCATAAGTTAAAATACATCTAAATATTTACGTGTGAACTATATTGAGATGTAATAAGGAAAAATCGTAAAAAAGTAAACTATAAACAAAGAAATATATTAAGAAGGAGTAAAAAATGGAAATGGTTGCAGGAAAAGATTTTGATTATTACACCAAAGTAATAACAGAAGCTATGAAAGGATTAATTCCAGCCGAAAGGGGAGTTTATCAATATATGAAATCACAAAGTAAGACTTGGCAATTTAATGTAGAATATATGTCTGAAGAGATGAATTGTACTATTTATCATGTCAGAAAAGTATTGAAAAAATTAATTTCAAAAGGATTAGTTGAAAGAATAGAAAAACGGGTAAAAGGGTTTTTATTCTATGATTATAAGGTAAGAGATAAACAAGGCGAAGTTAGAGATGATGCGAAATTGATGAATAGAAGTAAAGACAAAATATTAGAGCCTACTGTTGTGGAGTCAGTTGAATTAGTAGAAGTTAAACAGAGCAAACAAGAAACAATAAAAGTAGAAAAAAAAGATTGGAAAGTACTATTTAAAGGCAACGAAAGATTTATTGACAAATTTATTGCTGATAGAAAAGTCTATTTATCTAATTGTGATTATTATAAAACTAACTTGAAAAGAACAGCAACAGACTTGGAAGCTGAAAATCATATCAGTAAGAAATTAAACACGACCGATTCAGACATGGAGTTAAGAATAGCTGAGTTTATTGTCACTGAGATAAAAAAAGAAAAAGTTAAAGCTGAGAGAGAATCTAGCCAAATAGTATCAGAATATAAAAAATTAGAAATAGAAAAAAAAGATAAAATTTTAGCGGCTAAAACTAATTTATTTAAAGAGAGATTTCCCGATCATTGGGCAGAAAAGCCCACGGGGATGGAGATGAATAGAGAATGGATGGCACGAAAAAAACTTTTAGAAGTGACAATAAAAGAAGAGCTAGAGGCAATTGAAGAAAAATATAACAAAGAGTATAAACTTTTATTAGAGGTTGTTAAAAGATGAATATAATAGCAGAAGCTAAAATAATAGGGTATTTTTTATGGAGTGAAAATTTATTATCCCTTTTGCAGATAGAGAGAAAATTATTTCAAGGGGATTTACACAAAGCAATTTACGAAAAAATAGTATTTTTAGACAAAAAGAGTAAAGATTTAAGTTCAGGTAATTTAATTACTGAATTGAATAGAGATCGGACTGAGGATATATCTAATACTATAAATGAGATGGTATTAGTTGCTATGGACTCATCAGAAGTTTTCGACTTGCAAGTATTGATAAAAGAATTAGAAGAAGCTAGATTAAGAACTGATGCACAAGAATTAGCTTTAAGGATTCAAAAAATATCTTTAGATAAAACTTTAGACTCTAGTCAGATACTAATGGCTATTAAAGAAGATATGGATAGTTTTGTAGATGGTATTGCCTTAGATGATAAATATCCTTTAAAATTTATATCGCAAGGAATATTTGAGACATTAGAATCGACAAAAACAGGTGTTACGACTACTGCATCAGGATTAGATGGATTAGATGGGTTGATAGGGGGATTATTACCTCAGGAAATAACGGTATTAGGTGGACGACCTGGTGATGGTAAAACTTATGCTGGACTTATTATCGGTCATAATATAGCAATAAAAGGGAAACCAACAGTCTTTTTTAGCTCAGAAATGTCATTACAAAGCCTTGCAAGAAGATATGTAATTAAAGAATATTTTGCAGAATATTCGGAGATATTACCTAGAACAAAATTACTGGGAAAAGAGGAGCTTACTGAAATTGAAACAAATAGGATTCAATTTTTATATGAAAAGTATTTTGACTTACCTTTTTTAGTACAAGATAAACCCGGAAGCATTCTAACCATGTCTGATATAAAAAATAATTTATTAGACACAAAAAAAATGTATGGAGAAATAGGATTAGTAGTTGTTGATTATATCCAAATGATTGCAGATAAACCAAATTTAGGAGAACCATTAACAAAAGCCATAACGAGAGCTTTGTATGATTTAAGAAGTTTAGCAAAAGAATTTGACTGTCCATTTTTAATTTTAGCACAAGTAAGTAGTAAAAGCCCAGCTACTAGGAGTGATAAAAGACCTATTATTTCTGATCTATGTGACTCTGGTGGTATAGCACAAGCCGCCGACAATATTGTATTCATGTACCGTGAATATACAAATAATAAAGAAGCTGACCCTAATGATTTAGAAATAATTGTAGCTAAATCAAGAAATGGTGAAATTGGTACAATTCTATGCTCATTCGATGCACGTACAGGAGTTTTAAAAGGAGTAGATTAATATGGCTAAAAAATGGAATCAAGAAGAAGACGATTTGCTTGAGAAATTTGTTAACACCGTTACAGTGCTAACGATTGTAGAAAAATTGGGGCAATTAAATTCTGACAGAGATATAAAAAGGAGTGAAGCTACAGTTAGAGCAAGATTGCAAAAACTAGGTTATTCGGTAAAAGCCACAGAAAATAATATGTCTTGTTTTCTGTGGGGTCGAATGCTTGGAATTTCATTTCGTAAAATCAGAAGATGGACAAAAAATCATGGTTTATCTTTTGAAGAACAAAATTGTCAGATTCATGTAAGCCGTAAAGCAATGATTGCTTTAGCTAAAAGGAAACCGCAGTTTTTTGCAGAAATCAAAAAAGATATTTTGATTTCTTATTTTGGAGCTGATTTAACAGAAAGAATATTGACCATCTATTATATATAAAGCTAAAAAAATCAAAAGGACTGATACAGGACTGGTTTATCCAAGTATATCAGAGGCATCTCGTAGTCTAGGAATTAGCAGAAGTACTATTAGGAAAGAAATACATCGAGATGGTTGGTTAAAAACTATTTAATTTTCAAGAAGCAAATGGCAAGTAACAAAGCATGGTCTGAGAGTGAATTAGAATTATTAGAAATATTAGTAAATATTTACCCGCCTGAAATGATTACAGGTAAGATAAATAAATTTAATCGGAAACATAAAACAGGAGTCACTAGGACGAAAAATGCTGTTGAAGTTAAAATAAATCGAATAGGTTATTCTCAATTAGCTACGGAGGATAATATGTCAGCTAGAGAATGGGCAAGATCACTAGGAGTAAATTCTTATAGAGTGCAGGGTTGGATTAGAAAACAAGGACTACAAGCTATTAAAGGTTGTAATTATTGGATTATAAGTAAAAATAATATGATCGAATTTGCAAATAAAAGACCTGAACTATTAGCGGTGGTATCAAAAGATATTTTGTTGTATTACTTTGGCGAATCATTAACTCATTTTATTTTGAGTAAAAATAAAATGAGTCCACCTATGTCAGTTCGGTACAAAATTAAAAGAACAGATACCGGATTAATCTATTCTAGTTTGACGAAAGCGGCCAAAGATTTAGGAATGAATAGACATTCAGTAAGGAATGAAGCAAAACGCAATGGTTGGTTGAAATTTGTTTAAAATCAGCCATGTTAAAATAGAGAAAAGTATGGGAAAAGTATGAAAAATTATTTTAGAATATTGATAAAGACACTATGGGAAATGTTTATAACATTTTGCTTGATTGTACAATTCAAAATTAGATTAATTTTTTGGCAGCCAACAACTGAGACAATCTTATTTGATAGTTTTCTAAAAGATGAAACATACCAATTATTTATTGAGTATTATTTTCCAGTATTATATCAAAAATTCATTTATTTACTTAAAGAGACTTTGACTTGCAATGGGAATGAATTTTGATTCTAAAAGACTAAAAGATAAAATCGAGTTTAGAGAAAATTCTTATTATTATAAATCAAATAAACGTCAATTAAATGATTGTGATTTAGGTAAATTAGTAAGACAAGAAGTAGAACGGGCTGTAAAAAAACAAGAAAAAATAGCAATACAATTAGTAGTAGGAAAAATAGATTTTGAGACATGGCAAAAAAAATCTATTCAACTGGTTAAAACAACTCATGTTAATATGATGCGATTAGGACGTGGTGGTGCTAGAAATACTTTTGGCATCCATTATTTAGAAGTGGGAAATGATTTAAGAAAAGTTCATTATCCAGCACATAAAAAATTTTCACAAGACATAAAAAAAGGCAAGTTAACAGCTAAACAAATCGTTAATAGAGCTAGACAATATGGCTTTGCTATTAAATCTACTTATGAGCGAGGTAGATTGAGTATTGAAATTTTCAAAAAAGTAAAAGAGGCTCGTCGATTATTGGGAAATTGCAAAAATCATTGTAGTGATTGTGTCGAATATGCAAGTAGAGGATGGGTAAATTTAAGTGATTTGATTTTACCTGGTATGGCTTGTCAGTGTAGGCAAAAGTGTTGTTGTTTTGTTGAATATGGGAAATAAAATATGTATTAAGAGTGCAAAATATTATATAATTAAGATATAACAAACAAACAGATTAAGAAAATGCAAATAAAAGATATAATTGAGAATCAAACTCAGAAATTAAATGAAACCCTCGCTACGATTGAATCAATCCAATTCCAACTAAATGAGCTAAAGCAATCGTTAAGAGTCGAGCAGCAACTAGCTCAAGCTCAAAAGACGGCAGAAAATGAAGTAAATAAATGGTTAAAAGAAGGAGAGAAATTGCTTAAAGATTGTACGGGAGTATTCCCTATTGATTTTCTTGACGGCATTAAAGATAAAATAGATGATTTGACAGAAAATGTCAAAGATAATTATTTAGAATTGTCTCAAAGTGATCGCTTTCTTCATGCAGAAATAGAAGAAAAAAACGATATTCCCTTAATAGTACCGTCAGATGATCTTACACAATTTGAAGAAATGATTGATAGTTTAGATGAAGTAGATTTTAAAAAATTGAAAATAATTTGTGACATCTCAACGAGGATAAATACCAGAATTACTGTTGCTAAAAAATTGCAGGGGAAAATGAGTTTTGAAAAGTTAGTTGAAATAATTAATTCTTTTAAATCTAATCTTTATTTACTTAAAACAGCAAATTAAAATAAAATAAAAGTAGGAGCGTTAATATTGAATCCTCCATTTTTCCAAATAAAATAAAGGATTCAATATTAAGTAAAATAGCTTGATCGCCTACTTTTATTTTATTTAATTAGTTTTGCTTTTAACAATCCCTCATTATTAAATTCGGCTACTGTTAAATCAATTAACTTAATAGTTGTTTTAATGCCACCTAATCTATTGGTAATAACCAGTTTTGATTTCTCATTTACGGGAAAGCTCACTTCGTAGAAAATTAAACCATTTTGAATTGTTTTACTAGAGGTAAACGCTGGTTTTATTTCTTCTACTAATAGTTCTGTTTCTACAGAAATATTCTCAACTATTGTCATATCTGTTTCCTCTATTTTCTTTTTCATAATATCCATGTAATATTAAAGTTACACTTTATATTATAACAAATAGAATTAATCAGAAATGTAAAAATACTGGGAAAATTAAGCTATGATGTTTATCTCAAGACGGAACAGTGAAATGGTATATTATTTAAACAAGGTAAAAGTGCTATAGATGATCTGTGCCAAACGATTTTGTTAATAACCTCAGAGATATAATTAACAAATATAAGGAGTTTTTATGGAAATCTATGACCAATTATTTGAAGGCAAATTAAGAGGAAAAGTAATTACAGATACAATATATTCTGATCATCGTGATCGGGATTGTATTGAATTCTATTTTGAAGATGGAACTTCAATATTTATAGTCTCACAGGGTTTTTTTTATACTATACAATTTGAGGGAGAAGAGCAAGTAAAAAAAGACCCAGATAATTAAAGATAAGTATTGATTTCATTCATTAAACTTTCATCAATATTAATGGGTTTAATTAATATCTTACCTTCATCCCCCCAAACTTTGAGGTGATGAATATTCCAGACATGAGCATCGTCTTTATAAATAGAATCCAAGATAGCCTTTTCGCAATTATCTATATCTGGTTTTTGTTGATGAGGCTGTCCTTTCATTAATGTTTTTTTCTTTTTACTCCAAGATGTAGGCATAGGGTAAACGAACACCATTAGACAAGGTTGTGGTATTTCAGTTAAATGTTCACGAAGGCGATCGCCAAAGTCCCAATAACGAATTACACAATCTCTACGTTTCCATTTATCTGATCTACTCATACGAGGTTTACCTATAGGGGTAACAGGTATTACTAACATTTATTACCTCCGAAAATAACAATCATACTATCGTGCATTGGTGTTTTTGTAGTTACATATTCCCCTTTCGTATTAATGCCTAAAAATCTTATTCTTTTCTCTATAAAACGGATGTCTTTGGCATTAGGCAAAATATATTTATGGAATAGTTTAGTGCTAGTAGAAACGGGCAGTAACATAACGCACAATTTACCTTTTTTACTTTCTTCAATTGCTTTTAAAACAAAGGCTTGTTTTAACTTGAGTGAGTACGGGGGATTAATAAAATTACTTTGTTGCCAGTCAATGGTTAAACCATCAAAGTCATTGTGTAAAGGACAAGGATCAAAATCAAATTGAAATTCTTTATTTAAGTTCTGATATATTTCTTGTGGTGTTTTCCAATCATCACGAGCGGGTAAATTTCTATTTTTCATTATTTAATTCTATCAAAACAGGTAAAAAGTTTTTTCCTAATAGAGTTGAGGTACATTAAGGTTACTAATTGTGGTGCATAAAGGAATTTTTCTTGATCCGTTATTTTTGTCCAATTAATGATTTTCTCATCTAATCCTAAATTGTAAGTAATATAACCTGAGTTGGTAGCTCCATAATAATCTTGGTAAAGTCTTTTTTGATCCTTAACATTCTTTAATGATTTGAAATTTGGCAAATCTTTTTTAAGAGTTTTAAATAAGACTTCTTGAGAATCAAGATTCGTATAGTAGAAAATGTTTGATTTTAGTCTTTTTGTGAAAGCCGATAACTGAGCATAATTTAATTCGAAAATATCGATTACTTGCAATTTATCACCTTCTAATAAACCAAAACTTAAGTAGAAGGTGAATAGGCTATCAAAATGAATAAAAGCTATATATTTAGATTCCATTTAGTTCTTTTTTTCTAATTGGAGTTATTTCTAATTCCCCATCTTCTTTTTCCCGTACAGAGACTTTGTCTCCATATCTAATTTTGGATGTAGCTATTCCTATAATAACGTTATCATTCTGTTTCATAGGCACTATGTCTAACTTCCCGTCTTCTCTTTCTTTTAAAAAGACAAATTGACCATAGCTTATTCGTGACTTAGCTATTCCTTGAATAATGGAATCATTATCTTCAATTTTATTTTTATGATCACCAAAATAATAATTCAATATTTTTTTTATTCTTTTTAATAACATTTTTCTTCTTTGTAGTTTTTTTGTATTATAACAAGAATTAATACAAAATTAAGTTTTTTTGTGCAATTGGTAAAGATAAATCAGCGTATTTATAATAAGTAAAATCCTCTATCAACATAGTGAGAAAAGCGGTAGCCATTACTATATCATCATGGCTACCGCTGACAGCCTCCATTCTTCCATCTTCTTTTTTCTGAAAAGATAAAAATTCATCTCTTACCATTGCACTATTAGCTAAGGATAATTTATGTTGTTCTAAAAGCATATTTAACCTTTCGATCATCATAGGTTTTGATTCGCCCGTAGTTCTAATTTTAATAAAAGTAATGTCAGGGTGTTGTATCTGTAATCTCTCAAGGTAAACTTGCCCAACACCTCCTGTTATCTCAATACCTACTTTAATCGGTTTATACTTTCCGATTAATTCACTGATTTGATAGATATGGTATTCTGAAGGTTTTTCTCTTTTTCTATACATTTCTACTTGAGAATAGTGATTGTCATAGCATTCAAAAACCATAGCTACTAGATAATCTTTACCAATAGTTGCCGTATCTAAAGTGATATAATAATCACTACTTTCTTTAGGTGTATCATCAAGCTGTTTTAAATGGCAAGTTGATCTAATTAATTCTGATAAGAAAACCATTGAAGCGGCACTATTAAAACATAAGTCATACTCTTGCTTAACTGATTCAAAAGAGGCTTTCTTTTTTTTAGTAATATTTTCTAAGTAGTCACCCTGCTTACTATAAACAGGGTGTGCTTTCCAGTGAGTAACATATTTTCCCCAACCACTGTCATCCGTCCATATCTGAGTAGGTGGTAAAGAACCAGCCCTGACTTTTTCAATAATATCTAAAGGATTTTTGTTATCTGGATTATCGGACATCAATTTTTGATAATACCACCCAGCCTGACCGTTAGGAGTTGAGCCAATAATGGTACGGGCTTGATCTCCAACCATTTCTTGAGAGGGCATATTAGCCTCAAATGTCATTTCTATTTTTTCTATAAATCCTGCCTCATCATAAAAAATATCAGAGACTGAATCTATACCACGACCAGCTTCGGGTTTAGAGTTAAGAAAATGAATATCTCCCCCATATTTGAAAGCAATGTTTTGAGCGTTACTATTTTTTGTTTCTCCTATCCCATATCTCTGTAACTCATCTACTAATGCTCTCATCCTCCTTGCTAGGTTCGAGGTGTCTTTTTGCCCTTTAGAAAAAACAATAGCTGTATAAGCTGGATTATTTATCGCTTTGAATAGAAAAATTAAGATTACTGTCATAGAAAAACCCATCTGACGAGATTTGACTACTAAGGTAAAATTATGAGATTCAATTGTATTGTAAAGATCGATTTGATAGTCATAAGGCACTAGATTGACGTATTTATTCCCCGATCTTATTTTGAGTAAAGAACAAAATTGTACCCAGTCCGTAGGTATGATGATTTTAGATTTTGCAGGAGTTCGTTCCTGTCTGAATTTTTCAAGTAAGATTAAATCTTGTTTATTGAGAAGGTTTAATCTATTCGCCATCTACTCTAAGCTCCAACTCTATTTGTTGCTTTATCTCATCTATTTTATATCTGGTATGAATGGTTGCCATCATATCTAAGTTTTCATAAACAGCTCTTAATAAATATCTTGCCGCTTCCATTCTTATTCTTTCGTCTTTTGTTGTTTTCATTACTTGATATAAGGCTTTTTGACCTTCTTTTATATAAATGTGAGATAAATCTTGCGTTTCTAATAAAACTGTTTTTCTTCTTTCTTGTAATTCTTTTTCAAAATCTTTACTTTTTCTTAATTGATTTATTTGTTTCAGTGTCATTCCATGACGTTTCATTATTTCTTCTAATGGAATATCCTCTAAGAAACAATTTATTAACTTTTCTCTTGTTGTTGTTACTTTAACCATAATATATCGAAAATAATTATTTATAGTTTAACATAATACATTACAGCTATATTACACATTGTTTATAGTAAGGAAATAGTTAAAAGAAAACAAGAAATAAAGGAAGAAAAATTACAAAAAAAATGCAATTTTTACTTATTTAAGATAAAATGATTACAACAGTGCTACTGAGGAAAACATGAAAGATTTTTTATGGAATAGGATAACTAAACCAATAAAATTATTTCAAGAAAACGGTGGAATTGTAGGTGTCTGTGAAAAAGGTGGTCGATTGCTAGGTAAGACGTTAGAAGGGATTTTTAACGTAGGGATTTATCCCCTATTCGGAGTGAGCTTGATTGTACTTGTTACTTATGACTACCTTAAGAAAGATGAGTATATACCTTCGCTTTTAACTGGAGATTCCGAACCTACAATCAAACTTACTTCGGGGAATAAAACTATTGATTTAGAAATTGAATTAATAGAAAAAAGGATTTCTAAGGGGGCAAAAAAAGATATTGAAGAATTGTTTGAAATGACTTGTTTTGATAAAGAAATATTTATCAGTCAATATAAGAAGAAAGTAAAACAATTCCATCCTGACAGCACTAATGGTAGCGATTCTCTATTTCTTGAGTTCAAAAAGTTAGCTGAAGAAATCAGGTGGAAATGGTTTATCGATATGAAAAATCTTGATTCAGATGACAAAAGGAAATTTGAATTACAGGAGTTCCCTGAGCTTAGGCATTATAGTTATCTGTATGCCCAAAATCCCAAATATAGCACAAATAAAGTGGTAGGAACTATAAGAATAATTAAACCAGCATCTTGTGCAGATGATCTTTATTACTGTCGAGATATGGAAACAAAAAATATTGTTGAATTAACAGAGCAGGAGTTAGCAACCCATGACATACAGAACTAAAGAATTTATCCCTGAAGTCTATCCTACAGATAGTTATGTTACGGCAAGAAAAAAAGAGTCACCTACCGAATCCTATACTTGTTATTACGATAATTGTATTTTGAAACCTAGACAGTGGTTAGGTATTTTTATCCAATTATATCTTGCTTATTCTGATGTTAAGGGGTTTGCCTCCCCTACTAATTATGAACTTTTAGAAGTGGCTAATGAGAGTTGGGAACATTTTTCACATAAGCCGTTTGAAATCCAAGATATTAGTTTAGTTTTAAAGTATTTAGAGAATAAAGAGATTATTGCTAATCAAGCAGGTTATCAATTACAAGCCTCTAAACCTTTACCTCTTTTATCGGCGATCTCGAATCTATTAAATAAAAAAATATTTTGAGGAGTAATAAATGAGATTTGAATGTAAAGCAGAAGACTTAAAGAAAACGGCAAAATCTTTAAGTGATCTTAATAAAGCAGATGGTGTTTTGATTGTGTCATGGACAATGCGTGAAGAAGAAGAAGATGTAATGTTAAATGTAGCCTATTTCGGACAGTATCAAATCCGATTTACTTTATCAAATACATATAGCAATGATCCCGTCATAATGCCTGTCAAGAAAATAACCAATATATACAAAAGTGTAGTATCGATTCCTTTTGACGTTTTTCTTGAATTGTTATCTGAGGTAGAGGATCAATCAGATTTAATTTTGGAGATTACTGACGAAAAAATGGATATATATCAATTAAATAATCAAGGAGTAAATAATGCAGTTTAAATGTCAAAGATTGGATTTATTAGCTAATTTAACCACTATCGGTTTAGCTGTGCCAACAAGAACCGCACACCAAGTATTAACTAATGTAGCAATAAGAACAGATATAGAAAATAATAAATTAATTTTGACTGGCTCGGATTTATATTGTACTATACAAAGTGAGTTTGAATGTGAGATTGGAGAAGATGGTTCTGTTACTGTGCCATATAAAATCTTCAAAGATATGATTCAGAAATTACCAGATGGAGAATTGGCGATCGCCTGTGAAGATGAAGATGAGGATAATCCAACTGTTACAATTCATAGTTTTAATGGGAAGTATCAGCTAAAAGGATTATCTTATGATGAATATCCGAATACTATTCAAGAATTGACGGGGGAAACTACTCTTGATTTGGATGTAGCTAATTTAAAAAGAGGTTTATCTCACGTGTTGCCATCATGTGCTAAGGATGAAACTAAACAAATATTAACAGGGGTAAACGTTAAGGTAAATTCTAATAATCAGTTAATTTTGGCAAGTACAGACGGACATCGTCTATCTTGTATTACTTTAGATGAAGCATTAATAATAGAAAAGGGTGAGGCTATAGAAGAACCTTTCAAAGAATTAGAAGATAATAATTTTGATTTACCAGAAGAAAATGATGATATTGATGATGATTTAGATACTTCTCAAGATGATGATAATATTGATAATGATTACGATCAAGCAGAAGAGGAGGCAAAGGATAGCGAGATTGAAGTAGAGGCAGTAAAGAACGATGTACAAGTAACCATTAAGGGAGAAGAATTAGCTAGTTTATTGAGTATTCTAAATAGCCATGATGAGGAAAAAGTCACCCTTAAGTATGATGATAAACATTTATCTTTTAAACTGAAGAATACTTTGATTAATAGCCGTATTTTGTCCGGCAACTTCCCTAAATATGAACAATTAATACCTAAAGAATTTACAGGCTGGGTTTGTTGCGATAGAGATAAATTTACTAAAGGGCTTGATCAGATTTCTGTACTATTAGACATGAAAAGTAATTTTGTTAAATTCTTAATGGATAATGACGAACAGACATTAACTTTGGTATCAACAACCAAAGATTTAGGAGAGGCAAAAATGATTGTCAGATGTGAACTAAATAAAACAATGAATATCGGATTTAACTATCGTTATTTATTAGATGCTATCAAAGTTTGCAAGAAAACAGAATTAAAAATACAATTTAATGAAGCTAATATGCCAATCGTCATCTCTTGCTTAGGTGAACCAGACGCTTTTACTTTAGTAATGCCAGTACAGATTAGAGATTAACTATACTAAAGAAAGAGGTTATAAAAGCCTCTTTCTTTAGTATAGGAGCGAAGAATGAAAACGAGAAAAGAAAGTAGTGTATTTTATTTAGAAACATTGAAAATATTGTTAACAGACTATTTAGGTGTTTATGAATTATCGGTTAATGGAGTAATCAAAGGAGAAGTACCTAGTATTCGGATTCGATACCCTAGTATCACTGAAACTATCGCTTATAAAATGAAAAAAGACGAAGGGATTGAATGTATTTTAGAAGCTGAACCGAATACGGATATCCGATTTTTGAATTTTGGTAATACTAAAAATAGTAGATACTGGAAAGTTATTTTAATACAACATGATCCTACTGATGGGTTAGCAGATGTCATTGATTGGTTTTATACCTTCCCTAGTTATCTTAGACCTATGTCACAACCTGTTATTAGACAAGCTATACAATTACCTAATAAACAGGGAACACAACCACCTACTGCTTTGATTTATATTCCACAAACTCAATTTAATGATATACATTTTATGTAATATAGCTGTATTTTGTCGTGTGTTAAAATGGAATTATTGATAAAAGGAAGTCAATAGCCTTTAGTCAATAGTTGATATTTAATAGTAAAAAAAAGAATATGCCAATCACAGATATTCGTGAATACGCTGAACTACCAGTATTTGAGTTCGGATTAGATAAAACTGGTAATAGTTACCCTAGAGGTGATTTGACGCAAGTAGCGATCGCTCCTGTTTTATACGGAGCTCAGAGACCAGCTAAAATCGAGCTAACAATTGGGATTTTAGCTACAGGTGATGAAGTTGTCAACATCACTAGCCCAGTTGAGATCACACTCTACAGACGAGTTCCTATTGCTGTAGGGGCTGGTTTAGGGACTACCGATGTAATTGATGGGATCATTGTCCCAACTGTAAATATTGTAATTCCAGCAGCTACTCTTACTGCCGTAGCTATATGCCCTTATGTAGGGACTCCTATCACTGGTACTTCTATTGCCGCTATCTATGAAGGATTGCGTCCTTGTTTATCGGTAGAAGAAGCAACTTTTCCTCAGTCTTCTGCAGATACTGCGATGACACAAAATAAATCACAAGGTCCTTGGAAGACTTCAGATGTATTTACTCGTTCATGGACGAGTAATCTTAATGGAGCTTTGTTCCGTGATGATCCTGCTATTCCTTTATTAGAAGCGAAAGGTCAAGGTATTGGGAAAGTCTATATTATGATTACCCAAGCTCCTTTTGAAAGTTTCCCTGATGGAGAAGGTGGGTTTTTGCGATATGGTGCAGGTCCAGGTGCTACTGAAGGATTAGTAACTATTGGTAATACTTCACCAACTGATCCTAGAGCAGAAAATCAAAAAGTTAGTTATGCACTAACAGGTGACGGACGTGCAGTTCCTTATCGTATCTTGACCCCTGATATTTAATGTATTTCGATTATTTATCGGACGATCTATCTAAGCCCAAAATATTTCTTATTAATTGCAAAGTCAATAAGAAATATTTAGAGGTGCAGATGGGTTATCTCAGACAGATGATGGGGATAAAACCCTTAATTCTAAAAGACAAAAGAGGTGTCTCTATTTGTCTTTTAGAACTGGAAGGGATCGAATTTCTAAAAATAGATTTTATTATTACCGAAACGAAAATAGCAATAAAAGAGAATTATGTCAACAATCAATACTTTATTCACGAAAGTTAATCAGGAATATCATATCGTAATTACAGAAGCAGAAGGTAGTTGTGTAGCAGAAAATGAAAGCACTGCAAAGAAATTGATAGATAGCAATACAATTAAAGAAATTCCTAATGCGGATGGAGTCAATGAATGGCATTTAATTTTGCCAAAACGAAATAGTTTATTGGTAGGGGAAACTCAAGAATTACAGACGGCACAGATGAGTGTAGAATCTGCTTCTAACTACATGAGTATTATCGGTGATTTGTTAGCTGAAGGTTATACTCAATCTGAAGCAGAGGCGATCGTACAAGATACTACAAAGTGGTCAAAATTAAAATCAGAGCAATTACATCAGTTATTGATGATTTTAAGAGAATCTCAATTAAAAGCAACTAAAGAAGCTACTAACTTTACAGGAGTAATGTCTCTAAGAGTGAATCCCTCATGGGAGTTAACCGATACTTTAAGATTGCCAATTAGTTTATATAACAAAATTATGGAATTTATTAATGGCGAATTAACAGGTTGGGCTGATATGGAGGAGAAAAAAAAGACTACCACCATAACAACGGGTCAATTGATTTCTATAGAAGAGAAGCCAAGCGAGACCGAAGCGGCATAGATTTTGAAGAGATATTTTATACATTACTTGCTAATGGCTTTTATAAAGCTAGTCTTGAAGAAGGTTATATAGAATATCTCAAGCAACCGATCTGGTTTATTTTGAATCTTTTAAAAGCTATTAGAAAAGAAGATAGAAATAAAACCAATATAATTTCAAGTACGACTGCCAGAGTAGCTATTTTATTAGAACAAGGATTTAGCTCTTTTAGTAGTGAAGGGGGTCGGAAAGATATTAGATTAGATGATTATTTACCCTTCAAGTCTGAAACTGATAACTCCGAAATATTGGATCAAGATACGATTGATATTTATTGGGAGTGCGTAAAAGAAGAAATTTTACCTGATGACGTAATTAAAGTATTTAATACAGATAAAAAAATAGGCGAAATATTGAAACAAGGAAAAAGAGATTAAGGACTTTTCCTTGTTTCTTTTTGATTTTTAGGATTTGTTAAGATAGAGAAAGTAGTATGTATGAGGTGTTAACGTGGTATTAGATGTAGGGACTGTACAATGGACAGCGAAGCTAGATGTAACGCAGATTAATAGACAAATAGCTGACATGGAAAAGTTACTTCGTAAAGTCGATACTACAATAAAATTTCAAAAAACACCACCAATACTTAAGACAAAAATAGACATTGACGATACTGCGATAAAAAAAAATAGCTCTGATTTCTACAATAATCCTATTAATATCAGAGCCAAAAACAGATCAAATATTACGGACACAATAGATTCATTAAATACCCAAGTAATTACTCCAGTGGTAGATCATAAGCCATTAGAAGAATTAAACAAACATCTTGATTTAAAGCAAAAACACTGGGATGATCTGAATGAATATTTTTCGAAATATCCGATCACGCCTAAGACAGATTTAGGTGGGGCTAGTATTGAAGAAGATTTGACTGGAGATTCTAAAAGTAGCAATAAAGTCAATATTCCTAAAATATTCACTCAGAAAAAGAAAGATGAAGAAATATCAGAATTTGATGTGAAAGGATGGATAACCCTTTCACATCAAATAGCTAAGGAAATAAAATTAGGATTTAAAGAGATTAGTAGTTTATTTAGGTTCGTCACTCGGATGCAAAAAGAAGATAAACCTAAAACCCAACCTAACGGAGAAAAAAAAGTAAAAATTGATAAAAATTATAATTTCAGCCCTAATGATCTTCAGCTAAAAATTCCGACACAAAAGAACAATGTGGGATCGGAATGGAGCGATATATTATCTAATATCCAAGATATATTTAAAGAATTTATTGATACTTTTTACAATACTAACAATTCAAATAAAGTAGCTGGAGAAATACTTACAGATACCGATACTATTTCTGATGATTCTTTATCGACCACTAATAATAATTTTGCGACAATAGATGATAATAACACTGGTAAAATCCCCCCTAAAAATATTATTTCGACTAAACTACAACCAGAGGTTAGTATTGAGCAAATCACCACCATTACAAAACTATTAGAAGATTTAATAAAGATATGTTCTAGCATTGTTGAGAATACTAAAAAAGAACAAGAAAAAACGGTTTTAGGCTCTTTATCCGAATCGATAATGAAAGGAGTTACTTTAGCTGTGAGTACAGCCAGTGAAACTGTTGGACAAGAATTAGGCGACAGTATGGGTCGTGAGCTATTACCCGTTATAAAAGAAAGTGGTATTTCTTTGCTAAAAAATGCCAGAGAAATTAAGAAGGTAAATCAGAGTAAAAAAGATGGCGACACTAAAAAGATGGGTGGTGATCTCATTGAAAAAATCCCTGATCAAGCCTTTTCTTTTTTAGAGAAAACTCTTGAGAATGTAGATTTAAATAAGGTTGAAGAATCTCCTCTTAGTGAGAATGAAAATAGTAAAGTAACCAGTTTATTAGAAGATTTAAAAACTATTTGCACTCATCTACTCGAGGATATAAAAAATGGAGCATCCTCTGATAGCGACTCCTTGACCAGTTCTTTAATGAAAGGGATTAATACGGCTATAGGGACAGCAACCGAAACTATAGGGCTAAATGTAGGAAAGAGTGTTGGACAAAGTATGTCTAAAGAAATTATCCCCGTGTTAAAAGGAAAAGGGCTTTCTCTTATTGAAAATCTTAAAGGAGTAAAAGAATTAAATAAAAATGTAACCAAGCCGAATAAAGAAGATGAATCAAGAAGTATTGATGAATTGGCAACAGATTTAGTTGTATCAGTTCCTGATGAAGCTTTTTCTTTTTTAGAAGGAACGCTTAAAAACCTAGAATTAAACCCTGAGCTAGAAACAGAAACAAAATCTGAATCAAATATAGAAACTTTATTAGTTCAGATTATAGATTTATTAAGTATCGTAACAGAAAAAGAATTCGGATCAGAAAAGAGAAATCCTTTTGATACTCTTATAGAATCAGCTTTAGCTCCTATCGGTACAAGTATGGGGAATCATGTTACTGAGGGGATGCAAGAATTACTCAAAGGGCAGAATGTAATTACTCTTTTAATGGATAACTCCGATGCTATTGTTGAACAATTCGAGAATTTCAAACGGATTACAGAGAATACGATGGAAGAAAACCTTACAGGAATCAGAGATTCTTTTCTGCAAGGCTTTGAAAATGTAAATGGGGATTTATTAGAGAATACTGTTACCTCTCCTAAAGATACGTCTCCCCAGAATAATATTGAGAAAAAAGAGGATATTTTTGATAATATATATCGAGAATTTAGCGATATAAACACTAGGCTCGGGTTTGAGCAAAAAGAAATTTCTTTAGATGATAAAAATCCAGTTAAACAAGAAATAGTTGAACCTCCTTCTTTGCAAACTATTGTCGATTCTATTGCCACTGTTATATCTTTATTAGAAGCGGATGATAATATTTTCCTAAATATTTTTTCCAAATTACGAGATACTTTTTCGGATAAGGTTTCGGATATAATTTATAACAAAGTTGGCAGTACGATAAAACAGTTTATCCCTATATCGCAGTCATTAGAACCTTTACTTGGTGACGATATTTTTAGCACTTCTCCTTCTCCCACTTCAGATACTATTGAAATAAATACTCCTAATTCTAGCGATTTTACAACCGAAATAGATAAAGTTATCTTTGCTATAAATGCTTTAAAAAGAGTAGTTACCGATATTGATTTTACTGAGTTAGAAGGCAAACTCAATGATTTTTTAAATTCCCTAAATATAACTATTCCCCCTGTTAATGTAGAAAGTCTAAAACAATCATTTAGTGAAATTCAGTCAGTCATCAATGGTTTAGATTTAAGTAAAGTCTCTACACTTAATACAGATTCACTTATTGGTAACTTAAATAATTTAGTTGATTCATTACCTAAAGAAATAGGATCAGTTGATT